TTATGCGGCCCTTACGATGTAATTAAACGCAACATTGCGGGGGCGCATTGATATCCATGCCCCGGTAAAATTATCCTCCGCTGTCCTTTGAATACCCGTTATAGAGTTATCTGCTGATGCAGGAACATAATCGCTATTATTTCCTGCTTTAGGATTAGCTGGGTTTCCAACGGTTATAACAGAATCAGCAGTAGCAAAAGCGATACCTACTTTGACATTAGTATTCAGATCGTAACCGTAATAATCCTGCAAAGCTGTACGAATAAATGTTGCAGCCTGACCACTTAGCAATGAACGTCCTGTATCAACTTTGCGCCCGTCGTCCCATCCACGGATAAACTCACCGCGTAAATCGGGAAGACGGAGGGTCGGGTAGACTCTGGCCAGAACAGGATATTGTTCTTTTGTAAAGGCGCGCCCGTCGCACTTTAACCAGCCTGCTGGCGGTGTGGCGGTGGGCCACGGAACAGGCACACCAACGGGTAGCGCCGAGCCTTCTCCTAAACCAAGGTAATTGAGGACATCTTTTATACTGCCCTTAGCGATAATAGCGCGACCAATAGCTGTAAGGGTTGCCAGCGCTGCGCGGTCTGCTCCGGTAAAATAAGGCAACCGATCTGCTGCAGTGGCAAGTCCTGCCAGAGCAGTGAGCGTGGCATCTGCCGGTTGTTTTCCGTTTGCCAGATCGTATGCAGCCTTGACCGCTTTCGGTGTGGCGGCCAGTATTTCAGACGTGCTGTTGATGGCACTGCTCAATTGTATGGTGCCTTTTGCCGTCAGCGAGGCAGCAGGCACTCCCGTTATCTGACTCCACGGGTGAGTGTGGCTGACGGGGGCCTTGCCGGCAGCCAGGTCATATGCAGCCTTGACGGCCTTTGGTGTGGCGGCCAGCGTTTCAGAGGTGCTGTTGGTGGCACTGCTCAGTTGTACGATCCCTTTACGGGTCGTTGTTGCATCCTGGGCTGTGTATTTTCCCCGGGCCAGATCATACGCGATTTTCACAGCCTTCGGCGTGGCAGCCTCAGTTTCTGATTGACTGTCCGTGGCGCTGCTCAGTTGTACGGTGCCTTTTGCCGTCAGCGAGGCAGCAGGCACTCCCGTTATCTGACTCCACGGGTGAGTGTGGCTGACGGGGGCCTTGCCGGCAGCTAGGTCATATGCAGCCTTGACGGCCTTTGGTGTGGCGGCCAGCGTTTCAGAGGTGCTGTTGGTGGCACTGCTCAGTTGGGTGAACCCCTTAGCTGTCAGTGTCGCGTCCGGGTGGTTACGGGAACGTACGTGTTCAGCCAGTGACTGTGCGGCTTCCTCCGTTTTTTTCTTCAGCCATTTCGTCCTGTTTGCCAGTTGCCGGGGGGCTCGATTTGATATCCCGTCAGCACCACCCAGAACCGGATCTGATGTCTCCAGTTGATAGATTTTTTCTTCCCACTTTTCTGTTTCATTCAGGTTTCCCATAATCAACTGCTCCCGTGGTTATAACTGCCATCATGGATGGCGGTATTGTTATAGCGAATGGCCACAGACTGATACTCCAGGCTGGCCAGATGGCAGCGGGCCGGTGCAAATGCAGCGAGCGTCTGACGCAGCATCGCGGCCTGATCGTTAGTAATGGGCTGTTTCAGAATAACGCGATAAACCGCCCAGGCGGCTGCATCTCCATGAACAAACAGTCCGTTATAGCTGCGATTGCCGTCGTAACTGAGACGACCTGTGCCTTCAATCAGATCCACTTCACCAAAGCCAAAACGGCGGATAACTTCCCGGATTGACCACGGCGTCCCTTTATACCGGTGTAGTTCGATGGCTGCTTTTATAAGCATGCGGCGAACATCGTCCGATTCCGCCAGCTCCCAGCCATCGCCAGACAGTGAGAACTGCTCGCCCAGCCATGGCAGCGCAGAACTGTCGACGATATCGACGAGAAAGACCATCAGTACGCTCAGGTCGATGTTATCCAGCCGCCCTGCCAGTCTTCCCAGCGTCCTGAGACTGATATCACCCTCAAGCGGTGGCGGGAGTTGTAATGGCTCAGTCATCAGACACTCCACTCATGTTAAGTGTGATCGCCGTACAGTTTGCCCATTCGTTTTCTGCCACCACCCTCAGTGCCGGTGTCACCAGTTCAACCTGGTACACCCCGGAAACGGACAATGCACTGATAATCTGGCTGGGGACAATATCACGCCCCAGCGTGGCGGCACGTGATGCCACCCAGTTCTGTATGGCGCTGTTAGCGGCATCTTTTACAGACCTGGCATCCTGATCACGATAGATCGTAATCCTGGCTTCAATGGTGTAATCCACCTTCACTGGTGTTTTAGCCCGCACTGTATCAGTGAGTGGCCTGACTTTCTCATCAGAGCAGAAACTCTCTACCAGCGTGAGAACACCGCCGTCCGGCAGACCGGTACTGAGCAGCGGATACAGATCTACGGTCCCGGGAACCGGGGAAAGCACAGCAACATCGACAATGTTGGGATGGGCCTGCATGGCATGAAAGCGGTATGCGCCACGGCTTCCGGCATTGGTGAATGACTCCGGGGCCAGCCTGATACGCTCCCGGAGCCTGTCATCGTCTTCCTGTTCTGAACCGCCGGAACTGGCCGTCAGATTGCTCACCAGCAGGTCGACGTTATCAATCTCATCGAGTAACTGACTGACCTGCGCAGGTTGCCAGCCGTTACCAGCGGTACCGGGTTCGGTACAGGTGGACGTGACATTGACCAGCAGCAATCCGGCCTTCAGTACCACATCTGTATCGGTGGCAAAAATAACGCTGTCGGAAGCGCTGACGCGGGTGCCTGCCGGGATCAGCACATCAATGGTCAGTGCCTCATCCACAGAGAACTGAAGTGTGGTGGTGGCAGGCTGCGCGGCAAGGCGGTATACACCAACCAGTTCTCCGAGGTAATCAATCATCGGCTCTCGTGAAAAGGCGACCAGATTCTGCTTTGCTGCCTCCTGTACCGCAACCCTGACCAGCATTTCGCGATAGGCCCACAGATCAATCAGCAGACGTTCTGCCTGTGCCGGGTACAGCGTTTTGCCGGTATCCGCTTCATACTTCGCAATCATTTCTGCCGTGATTTTGTCGGCATCGCGTTCAATAAAATCGGGTTCTGTCAGCGCCATAGCAACTCCTGAGTCCGGGTCTGTCCGTCTGAGCCTTTCCAGCTCACCCGGAGCGTAAGATGTTCGCCGTCGACGGCGGGTTTAACTGACATAAGCTGGCAGCGGGGCTCCCAGCGTCGGATGGCATCGACGGATTCGCGCACCACATGCGGAATGGCCCGGTCTACAGGCCAGTCGATATAAAGATGCAGATTGCTGCCGAACTCCGGGCGATGCGGGTCGCTGCCGCGGGGAGTCCGCAGGATAATTTGAATCGCCTGCCGGATATCATCCAGCCCCCGGACAATTTCGCCGGGAGCCTGCAGGGTCGGTTGCCAGAATACTGAGGTTGTTTTCATGGGGGCAGTATTGCCCCCGTGCGGGAACGCTGATATTAAAGGCGTTTAAAAAGCTCAGTGGGAGTGGTGGCTGGAGTTTTCGCCATCAGACAACATACTGCCCGTGGCATGGGCATTCCCTTTAATCTCGATATTGCCATGGATGGTCGCGGTAACACCTTCACCACCAGAACCCGCCATGCCTCCTTCGTAAATCAGCTTACCCCTGACACGCAGATCTCCGGTAAGTTCGGTTTCCGGTGCGTCAATCGTGGCTTTCTGTGTTTTCAATACCACATCAGCACCACACTCAATGACAATATGCTCAATGCCGCCCCGGATGATCAGAGTGTGCGTCTTCCGGTTGTAGCTGTACTCTGCACCATCAGCAAACCGGGTTCCCCGGATATTTTTGTCACTGAACGGTGGTTTATCGACGTCTGAATACACCGCGCCCAGAATAACACCATCCTCGCCGTTGGCATCGAGCAGCACCTCAACCTGCTCCCCCACGTCAGGGAGCCAGTAATCTTTGTTATCCTGGGTATTGCGCTGCAGCACGTTAAGCCAGTTTGTGCGCAGGTTATCGCATTCAGGCAGACGAACGCGGGCCTGAACCCTGTCGGCATCAACGGCACTGACCGTACCGACCTGACGAGTGACACCAGTCATTTTTTCTTCTCTCTTATTACTGTGGACGTGCTGCCGTCCGGTTTATAGATGGTCAGCATCCGGGTTTTGCCGATTTTTTTACCTTTCTTCGCCTTGCCCTGTGTGATCGGCCCCCGTGCCACTTCCAGCTCTGTGGTGTAGCCGCTGTTACGGTCAAACGCATGGCGGGCAGTGGTTATGAGCCATGGCCCGGATAACTGCCCAAAACCCACCAGTTCAATTTTGTTGCCTGCTGTCAGTTGAGGTGTTCCCGTCAGCGTCAGGGAGCCGTTCTGCTGGTATTCGTTATGTCTGGCCAGTGCTGAATCCGCTTTAATCCGGGCACTGTCCGGGTCGCTGACGCGGCTGTTAACTTTAAGTGAGTCAGCGCTGGTAACCTTACCACCTTTGAGCTTTTTGTCGCTTTCACGGGTACCACCATCAGCTTCGTAGACGATCAGTTTTTTACTGCTGCTTTTCTGGTGTTTTACCTTTGCAGATTTATAGACCCGGTTGATGGTGTCACGCAGGGAAAAGCGGGCCACATCCTGCGGTTTTAACTGCCTGACCGGCTCCTGACTGCGCAGTGTGGCCAGATGAGAAAAAATCAGCTGGTCACTGACCACTTTCACTGCATAACCATACTCGCTGGCCAGCCGGCGCAGAAAACCCACGTCGGTTTCAGCATACTGGGTCACCCGGTCGATTCTGATGGACTCAATGCTGCCCACCAGTTTCAGCCGGTGCTTTCTGGCAATCCGCCCCGCAACAGCTGCCAGCGTGGTGTTCTCAAAACCACGACTGGTTTTAGTCCGCAGGGCACTGTTAACCGAGGTGGCCACCCCACGGATAGAAACAACGGAAGCGGGCGAACTCACTTCGATCTCGTCTATAGAGAACGTACCGCAGGACAGCAGCTTCTCGTCCTGATAGCCCATTTTCAGCGTCAGCGTGTCACCCTTGCCCGGATACCACTTATCCAGCCAGCGGCCATCGGTGTCGTCCAGCTCCACCTCAATGGTATCGGACTCATTTTTGATGTTATCGCTCCAGGTCACACGGGTGACATAAGGCGCGATATCAGAGGTGATGTTTTTCTGCAGATACCACAGAGTGAACACCGGTGTCAGCACATCGCTGACGCCGGTTAACGCTGATGTGACTTGCGCAGTGCTGTTTATCTCAGCCATGGGGCAATATCCTCTTCTGTACGGGCTTCTTCAGCCTCAATCACCGGGATCAGTAACAACAGCCCGGAGGGCAGCACCGGCGTGATGGCCACGTGCGGATTGGCGGCAATAATCCGGGGATAGCCCAGCGGGTCACCGTAGTACTGCCATGCCAGCGAATCCCAGCGCTCTCCGTCACGGGTAACATGTTCAAGAAACATCACACACTCCTCGTCAGTATTCTGGCGGCCATTGCACTTAATCCCGGAGACATGCGGTTGAATGCTGTTCCGACGGCGTTAAGCTGCCCGGAAACGGTATCCAGAGCACCTGCAATATTTCTTTTGTCCACACCACTCAGCGCAGACTGTGCCTGCTGTACATACGTGGCTGCTTCGCTGGCTGTTCTGGCCAGACTGATGGCATCGGGCATGGATTCAGAGAGTGCGTTAAACGCCGGAACACTTTTCCCCAGAGCCCCGGAGATATTACCCAGTCCGCTCATCAGCCCCGGCACACGGGTCAGTGCGACAACGGGGTTATCCTTCATTTTCTGTGTCACCCGAACGGCGCTGATAGTGGTCTGGAGTACAGACTGCGCCTGTTTCGCATAGTTGACGCCGTTGCGGATGAACTGCGCCACCCCGGAAGGTGAAGGAATGGCACCGGAGACCGCCCCGACACCCGGGAGCTTCGTGCGTATTGCCGGTGGTTGCAGAGGATTTTTCGGGTCACCGGTGTATTCCCGGAGAGACACGGTGGCACTGACAGCCAGCACGTTGCCGGTACTGTCAGTCTGCTCGCTGGTTGCAGTCACATCGGTAATCACGAACCAGCCGCGATAGTCACCGTTGCCGAAGACCAGCGCCAGTGCCTGATGGGCTTTCATGGCTGTTCGCAGTCTCGCCAGCTCCACATCGGGTACACAATAATGCTGATGGAAAACCAGAGTTATCTGGATTTCGTCCAGCCTGTCGCCGACGAACTGCAGGCCAGGCTTACCCCCGATGCGGGCATGCTCCGCATAATCGACGCCGAACGTGGCCTCGAAGCCGTCCCAGTAGGTAATCAGCTCAAACTCAATATCACCCAGTACGGCAAACATCAGCGGTACTCCTTACGTTGTTTCTGAGCCAGCAGACGCTCCAGCATTTTTTCCAGCTCATGCAGACTCATATTCAGGGCACCAGTCAGTCCTGCAGGCGCTGTGGTTTCCCTGCCATTGAGGAAAAACTGAGGATTAAAGCTGACCTGGATACCACCAGACGTTCCACCGCCGGTTGCAGCTGCACCACGGCCTGAATATCCGGCAGCCAGGATTTCAGGCGAGGGGATACGGGGAACATCCGGTGTCATCTCATTTGCCAGACGTTGCCCTGGTAAAATCGATGCCCGGGTGGAGAGCGGAATAACGGGCATGGAAGACAAACTATTGATTACGGCTCCGATCGCATTTTTAGCAGACGACATAAACCCATTGATATCGGGCAACGGCATACTGAAGCGAACACCTGAAGTGTTATCCCGTATTTCTGGCCCCTGAATGCTCACGGGCATTCTGGGGAGCAGTTCACTGGCCATTCGCTGCCCGGCCAGAGCTGCAAGCGGAGTGGTCCGCTGCAGGCCAATGGCGGCCCCCTGCGCGATATTGTCACCAAAGCCCATAAACACGCGGCTCGGCGAATGAATGCCCAGCTTTTCGCTGAACCAGCCACTGATGCTGTCACCCATTCCGGTTACACTGGATTTGAGCGACTCCCATTTGTTTTTGATACCGTTAATCAGACCGTCGACAAGATGGCCACCGAAGTCGGTGAACTTTGCCGGCAGATCAACACCAAGATATTTCAGCGCAGCTGCAAAGGCTTTATAGAGCAGACCTGCCGGCGACCAGTTAATCAGCAGCTTACCAGTTCCCGCGATACCGCCGTTAAAGGCTTCCTGAATGTCAGCCCAGCACTGTTTAAACCAGCTACTGATGCTGTCACCCATTCCGGTTACACTGGATTTGAGCGACCCCCATTTGTTTTTGATACCGTTAATCAGACCGTCGATAAGATGGCCACCGAAGTCGGTGAACTTTGCCGGCAGAGCAACGCCGAAATATTTCAGCGCAGCCGCAAAGGCTTTATAGAGCAGGCCTGCCGGCGACCAGTTAATCAGCAACTTACCAATTCCCACAATGCCGCCGTTAAAGGCTTCCTGAATGTCAGCCCAGCGCTGTTTAAACCAGCTACTGATGCTGTCACCCATTCCGGTTACACTGGATTTGAGCGACCCCCATTTGCTTTTGATACCGTTAATCAGACCGTCGATAAGATGGCCACCGAAGTCGGTGAACTTTGCCGGCAGAGCAACGCCGAAATATTTCAGCGCAGCCGCAAAGGCTTTATAGAGCAGGCCTGCCGGCGACCAGTTAATCAGCAACTTACCAATTCCCACAATGCCGCCGTTAAAGGCTTCCTGAATGTCAGCCCAGCGCTGTTTAAACCAACCACTGACAGCCCCCCAGTTGCGGTAGATAAGGTAAGCTGCTGTCGCGACAGCGGTGATAACGAGACCGATGGGATTCATCATCAGCGCTCGCCCAATCCAGAGAACGGCACGTGCAGCGCTCATAAAACCGCGAACGAGGCTGCCCGCCAGAACTTTGCTGAGTTTCAGTCCTCCGCTGGTCAGTCGGCTGAATCCAGTGACAAGCCAGCGTAATTTGCCACCTTCTCCGAGTGCGGTAGTCAGTCGATGCCAGTTGGTCCGGAGTAAAACAGTAGTTTTCCAGACGTTCACAAAGGGGGAAATAAGGAGATTCAGCCCCAGTTTGAGACCAATAGTCGCTATCTTAATCGCAAGGAGCGCACTGATGAGCTTAAAAGCCCCACTGACAAATTGCGGGTGAGTCGCTACCCAGTGTTTTGTCCCCTGAATGAGTGGGAGCAGTTCCTGAGTCAGAGAAATAAAAGATGGAGCTAATTGATCGCCCAGCGTAATTGCCAGATCGCGACTGCTGACCATAAGTGTTTTAGTGGCTTCAAGGGGAGATTTCAGCCGCTGATCATAAGCACTGGCAAGCAAATCGTTATCCGCAGCCCTGAGAGCACCGGCACGGATCTCTCGATATCTGTCCATGTTGGCCAGCATCGGGCGGATAAATGCCATGACCTGCATATCCGCGAACATATCGCCCAGACCAAAGTTTTTCGCCAGAGCCTGAAGTGCCTCATCTCTTGCCGTATCATTCTTTATTTTCATGGCTGATTTGAAGCCGGCCAGCGCTTCGGGGCTTTTGGCATTGAGGTAACGTTCTATAACACTCAACATCCCTTCAATCGGAGAGATCCCCGCAGCTTTATAACTCGCAATAGATCCCTGCAAATCAATACCCAGATCAGCAAACTGTTTCTGAGTATCGCGGGCAAAAATTTTGGTAAGAAAGTTTTTAAAATTATTGGCTGCTTCGTCGGTGGAACCTGCACCGATTTTTGCTATCTGGAGACTGGCCCCGATTTCAGCAACAGCCTCTTTTCCACTGGCAAGACCCGCCATCATTGGGGCCAGGGACTGCATCCACTTGACCTGATCCGGGATTTCAAATGACCCCTGGTCACCGGCATAAGCCATAATATTCTGAACGGCACCAAAATCTCTGGCCGCACCTTTCAGGGAGTTTTGCCAGACTGCGGCCACTTTTGCCCAGTCCTGAGCAGACGTGCGTGTTGCCGTTGCCGCGCGGGCAATATCCGGCATCAGAAAACCGATATCTGACACATTATCAATATTGTCGCTGATGAGTGAACCCACCGCCTCCTGCAGCTCATCCTGATACTGATTGTATTTAAGCGCCCAGCCTTTTATCTGTCCGGCAAGTGCATCCCGCGTTTTATTGTCATATTTTGCGGTGATCGACATATCAATCATTTTGTCCTGAAAAGACATGGACTGCTGAACGGCAGGGGAAACCGTATGATAAACAGTCTGTGCCATGCCATACGCTTCAATCCCCTGACCATACAGCGCCATGCGGTTAGCTTTCAGCGCATCACTGGTAGCGGATGCCGCTGACAGACGGCGCTGCTGGCGCTCAATTTGCTCCATGGTGCGGCTTACCCGCAGCAGCTCGCTGTTGAGATGCTGCATCCGGGAAGAACCCAGTTGACCATAACGTTCTGTTGCACGGGTTAAAGCGTTCTGACGTTCCTGCAGGCGGCGTGAGGTATCGCTCAGGGAATCAAGCGCACGGCGGGTACCGCTCATTGCAGAACGGAATGTGCTGCCAATCATCCCGCCGATAACAACGCCGACTGAAAACTGTCCCGACATAGTGGTTAACCTCCGGGGAAGGTGAAAAGACGTGAGGGGATAACGCAGAACAGCCGCTACTGGCGGCTGTCTGTACTATGATTTGTCGCCGTACTCGCTTTTGATTTGCTCTTCAGCCTGCTCCAGCCACATCTCCAGATCGTCAGTATCGAGGGCATCAATCTCCCCCGGCTGAAACCGGAACCATCTCGCCAGCAGCCCCTGCGCCTGCGTCAGCGCCCTGGTTGCTCTCACCCATCCCCGTGATGAGCTGAAATCGTTTCTGTAACTGCAGGTAATCAGCCAGATCCATATTGTCGAGATCTTCCGGGAGAAGACCAGTACTGCGGGCAATCAGCGGTTCGTCCCAGTCTGCCGGGTTTTTGCTGATTTTGCGCACCTGCTTCAGGTCTTTTACCGTCAGGCGTTTCAGTTCAACCAGCTCAATTCTGGTGCCTGCAGCAGTGGTGAAGGGATAAGACAATTTAAAAGTATCGGATGGGGTCTGTGACATGATTGTGCTCCTGTGTAAGTTCAGGGCAGTATGTCGGGAGAAGCGCGTGACGGATATTAAAGGAGATTAAGAAGAAGGGGCCGGAGCCCCTGTGATGTCAGCAAGTGCGAAACCCCTTGCAGTTACGCAGGAAAGCGATGAGAAGCGTCTTTCCCTCAGATTTGCCGATGCCGGAGAACCAGTGGTCGGGAGGCTCCCATGCTTCAATCAAATCCGCCAGTTTGCGGGCCTTTGAACGTGTGCAGTCAATCGGGTCATTGGTTTTACGGGTATTAAAAAGGGTTTCCACCCCCGGAATATCAAGGAGGGTAAACCACGTACCATTTGACATGCCCAGTGCCGCACATCGTCCTCCTTTATCCGTCAGTTCAACACTCACCGTCAGCCCCCGATATTGATACGGTAGTCAGTCAGTTGATCAACACCGCCGACCCGGAAGATGTTGGCCAGATAGTCCAGTTGCAGCAGCTCTTCACCATCCAGTACCTGTCTGATATACGTGCAGGTGAAGCTACTGGAGAACTCGGCGTTCTCGTGCTGTTTGAACGTCCCCAGCGGGTTCTTCTTGAACATAATCGTCAGGAAGGTGACCAGCGGGATTTCGTCAATCAGCCCCTGCGAGCTGTAGCGCTGGACGCTGGAACGACACTGCAGTGCCAGCGACCTGTACGGGTTCGCGGCAGACAGCATCGCATCGCGGTAAAAGCTGTTCCATTTGATTTCGCCTTCCAGCTTGTCAAAACCAGCCGGGAGTTCCACCTTACCCACCATCCCCAGCGCCTTGTGTTCCTGCATAATCATGGAGACATCGGGGAGTTTGACTTCCTCAGCCCGTCCCAGCAGGTTAGTACCATCCAGATAGATGTTGGCATTCGTGATGCGGTTTATCTCAATCTTTGACATCAGTTGCCCCCTTTCAGGGTTAACAGGTATTCCGAGGTGATCTCAGTCTCAAACGTCAGTCGCTCCAGCGGCGGTGGTGGCGTATATTTGTAGCTCAGCAACAGGTGCCCGGCGGCCAGCTCCGTCTCCGGATTGCGGGCCGGATCAAACCAGCAACGGAAGCCCAGTACCGCACCATCACCAGTCATTTTGCGACCGTAGGCGTTGACCGACTCCGTCAGTGCATCAATCAGCGCCTGAGTAATCGGCATGTCGATGTACTGCTGGCTGAAATAACGAATGGACTCGTTGATCACATCACCGGTGCGGCGAACGTTCTCAAAGTTACGCATATGGGTGACCGTTGGCCATGCTGCCGTCCGGTTACCCCACAGACGAAGGCCGCTGCCGTAACTGCTGAATACCGTGGTGATCCCCTGTTCGTTAAGCAGGTTCACCTCACTCTGCGGGTCATCAATCATCGCGGACAGCTGGCGCTCCACGCCGGTGATCCCCAGAATCTCCTGATTGGAGGATGACCACCAGTAGCCCTTGTCCAGATCGACTCTGGCACGCAGACCTGCTGCACGCTGGCTGAGCGGCTCCAGACGCTCTGTGTTTGTCACCGGGTCATATACCTTCACATGCGGATAGCACAGACGGACGCGGTCGGAGCTGGTATTGAAGTTGATGGTGCCTTCCGGGCCACGACCTGCCAGAGCCTGTGCAAAGGTGGTACCGACAGGCGCATCAATGTAGGTTACCGCGCCCAGCTTCTCTGCCATGGCGATAAGCTCAACTGCGACACTCTTCTGGGTGCAGAACACCGGCGCAATCAGAATTTTGGCGAAATAGCCGTACAGGTTGAAGCTGTCGTTAAGCAGCTTCATGCCGGTTCGGTTTCCGGCGCTGTTCACCCCGCCGATGATGTCCGCCGCAGTCACCTTCGACGGGTCCGCGTACTCATAGCTCACCTTCACGCTGCCACCGGCCTCAATAGCCTTGCCCAGGTTCGTGAGCACACCCGCCTGCGCATCAACACGGTAGTCCGTGTTCGCCGTGTGGGTGGTGCTGCCTTCACTGTTTTTCACCACCACATTAGCGACAACCGGATGCGCCAGTCTGGCCTGCCCTGTCGATTTGTCAAAGGTAACCACCTCATCCTCGATCGCCGTTTTATGTTTCGCCGGGTCGAGGACGTTAATGACCAGAACGGTGCCTGCACCATGGTCATAAATCGCATCCAGCGCCTGCGGAATGGTAAAGCCGGTGAACTGGCTGCCAAATGCCGCTGCGTCTTTCTCAGACAGGCACTGTACCAGCGTATTGACATCCCCCATCGGGGCGGTACCAATCAGGCCAATAACGGCAGATTTCACCGTTTTAACCGGGCGGGCACCGTTTTCCACCTCAATGGTTTCGGGACCATGCAGATAGTTAGCTGCCATGGGTGTCCTCCGTTTTCACTTCGCTGTCACTGCTGCTTCTGCGCTTTGGTGACTGCACAGCCGGTGTGCCGGCGGGTTTAGTCTCTTCAGGTACCGGCGTCAGATGTTTCAGCGCCACCAGTACCTTCACGTAGTCATGCTCCTCCGGCAGGGAAACCGTCTTCCCCGGCCAGAGCAGGATTTCGGTTCCGTCCGACAGCGTGACGCCGCTGGCCGGGCCGGAATAGCGGTATTCTTTCATCACTCGCTTTCCTCATAGTTCACTTCGGTTAACAGCGGGCCGGACGGTAAATCGCTGTCTTCGATAAAGACGCTTTCAGTCGCGAAGTCGAGGGCGTACTGCCACAGCCCCCTGACTTCACCGATAAACACCTCGCGGGTCAGCCAGATACGGCGGCGGCAGCCGGGCGGGGTGTGGCCACCGAGAATGCGGCGGACAGCATCCAGGACATTAATCGCCCCTTTTTTACCGTTGAGCTGGCGGAAGACCACCGTGACGCAGAGCTGGATAGTCTGAGACTGGATCACCGCACCGGTATCATCCGGCCTGTCAAAGCGCGAACCGGCATAGCTCAACAGCAACGCGCCAACCGGATGGTTCAGGCGATATTCAGCCGGTTTCTCCGGGAAGTACTCCACCTGCAGTTGCGGCAGCTTCTCGCGTAACCGGGCCAGTACCGCATCAAGGACGGGCAGAACGTTCATCAGTATTTCTCCAGTAAACCGTCACGACCGCCGAAAGTAGCCGGGCGACTGCGTACACGAAACTCGCCAGGCTCAGGCACATCTTTCTGAGTGGACGGCAGCCCCAGCGTGAGCCTGTTATCACGTAACTCCCTGAGTTGCCGCAGCGCTTCTTTGTGGTCATCCTTCACCGTATCCGGGAGGTCACCTTCCGGGCGGCGGGCGTAGAGCCGGTAACGGACCAGCGTGATGGCAATGTCCCGCAGAACAGTCGGTATCTCTGCCAGTGGCAGGATATAGCGTCCGCGCAGATGGGCATCAATCAGCTCGTCGGCATAGCGGATACAGCTGTCCACCACACGGGTATTCACTGTTGCAGGTGAGTCGAAGTCCATCTCTTCACTGGTGAGCTCGATAAGCGTCCGCTCCGGCACCTGCGCAAGCAAATCCTCCAGGGTGCAGTACATGTCACACCCCGCGCAGGATACGAATGACGTCGCCTTCACCCCCGGCTTCATCAAGTGCAATACCACAGGATTTACCGTCGCCGGACTGCGGCACGGCTCTGGCCTGAGCATCTGACTGAACAGCCACACCACGGCTGACAGCGGCCCCGGCCTCGACAGCAATAATGCCCAGAACGCTCACCGGCGTGCTGTCGCCGGTAACAGCATCCACTTCGGCAACCCCGAGCGCTGCGGCACCGGCTTTACAGGGGGTATTATCTGCCCCGACAAAACGCTGCTGTGCCAGTGCTGCCCCTGCCGTTACGGTTGTGATCAGAATGACCTGCTGAGTGGTTCCCATAACGCCTCCTTATTTACTGATACCGGTAATGAGATACCCGGCATCGCCACCAACCACGGCGACTTTGTAGATATCGGTATAACGGCAGTACTTCACCTTGCCACCGGCTCCGTCGTATTTGTCGGCAACAGGCATCCCCTTACGACGCAGGGTGTAGCCGAAGGACGGCTCGTTCTCGTCCGCGCTGTCCGCCCCCGGCTGCGGTTTGCCGACATAGTGCAGCATCAGATTGTCTCCCCAGATATCCGCCGGCACGCTGTTCTTATCCATTGCCGCTTTCATGGACGGCAGGGAGACTGGGGCACCGATGACGATCTCTTCGATCTGAAAGAGGTCCTGCAGGATTTCTGTGGTGATGCGCTTGCGTTCGTTGGCTCCGATGGCGGCCTGAATCGCCGGGTGGAACTTCAGCAGCGCCATCACGCCGGCCCCCATGGTCATCAGGTTAGGACGCAGCCCCGTGGCCGTACGGACCGCTTCCATACCGGCTTCAATCACCCCGATGGGGTCCCCCTTACCACCGGCCCAGCGATCACTGGCTGTCAGTTTTTTGACGTGCCCGGTACGGTAGACCTTTTCATCCTGAGCCAGACGGGCAGCGATAAGTTCACGGCGCAGGTTCACGCCATTCGTGGCGCGACGGATGGCCTTGCTCTCTTCGTTAAACATGGACTCCGCCTGCTCGCGATAGTCCACCGGCGCAGCCAGATCGTGTTCACCCAGCACCAGGTCCAGCGTGCCTGTTTTTTCACGGACCAGAACATTGCTGTCCGCCCCGACGGCACGCTCGGTGTCATATTCCACAAAGGCGGTTTTCCCGAAGGTCGGTACACGCACGCCTTCCTTGTCCGTCAGCACGACGGGGAAAATACGTTCGCCGATGAATGCGGCATTTTTATAGCCACGGGCGATACTGGTCAGTACCGGATCAACGACACGTTTACCTTTTAAGTAATCAGACATGCTCTCTCCTTAAATTACAGGCAGCGTGCGACAGCAGCCTCATAGCTGATGCCTTCTTTTTTGGACAGGGCCACTGCTTTCTGATGCAGGGCCAGACGCTCAGGATCGGCTTCCGCAAACTCTGCCACATCCACCTTCACCGTGTCGCCGACACGCTCTTTTGTGGCCTGTTCGGCGAAATTCATCACCGGCTCCCCGTCGGAGAGCAATGAACGAAAGGCGGTGGCCAGCGGTGTGCGGCTTTCCCCCTCAGCAAACTCCACCGGCTTGTCGCCACCGGCGACGGCATCCAGCAGGGCAACCACCACGGAGGAGGCGCGGGGAGCCAGACGGCCCTCTGCGACCAGTTTTTCTGCAAAGGCCACATTGTCCTTATGCAGTTGCTCCTGTCTGACCTGTGCATCACGCGCATCGCGATCAGCAGCCTGCTGCTTCAGGCGGCGGTTCTCCTCCTGAAGGGCTTCAATCTCTTCTTTTGTCATCGATGATTCCTCGTTACTTGCGGAAGACGGCCCCGGGCCTGTCTCACTGAATTGTGCACCTGCTGCATCCTGCGACAGTGTGTCGCGGTACGCCTCTTCGCGCAGACTGTTGAGCTGCCATTCCGGCAGGACTTTTTCTGCCTCGTCCAGACTGAAGCGGGCGATCAGAAAATCGCGCAGCTTTCCCCACAGGGAGGCATTCGTGATGGCCTGCCAGTCGGCGAACTCCACCACACCTTCTTCCTGCTCACTGAAGGACACCTGTTTCAGCCCCTTGACGGAAGGTGGCTGTGCCCCGAGAAAGCCCACATGGCGAAGGTAGAGCACGCCGGGCTTCGGATTGGACGGTGAATCCGGGAGGTAGAAAGAGGCGGACACTTTTTTGAATCGTCCGTCGGTGACCATCTCAGCAAACTGCGGGTCCAGCTGGGCAGGCTCTGCCATCAGATCGACGCCGCTGAGCGACAGGGCTTTCACCCAGCCCCACGCCGGGTCTTCCGTTCTGGGATGACCAATCACGAGTGGTGCTTCATGGACGGACGGGTCATAGGCTTTCACGCAGGCGGCAAGATCGTCTGGCGTGAACGGCAGTTTTTTGCCGTGCATATCGGTATGAGTACCGGCTTTAAAAATGTGAATGGCTGACATTTTGCTGTCCCGCGTTATGTTGTCGGAGACAGTTTGTGAGAAATGCAGGCCCGGCGATTTTAATCTGCTTTAGAAAACATCAGGGGAGAAGGACAGGGAAAGCAATGCGGTGAACCGGAGGCGGTTATAAAACAGAGGCTGTAAAGCCTTTATAAAGGTAATACAGCCCCTCATTCGCTGGCAATGATAAATCACCCGCCTGAAGAGAGAAAACTCAGCGACGGGCCGCTGATTCAAGATGGCGGACAATGGTATCGAGGATGGGGATTACCACTTCAGGCTGTAGTTCTCCATCCCCCGTCACCGGCAGGAACGGGCGGGCCGGAAGTTCAACAGACTCATTACGCCCCGTTTTACCCCCGAACTGGTGAATGGCACCGTAAACAACGTTGGTCCCCACAACAGCCTGCCGGTCGTCATGGTCGGTTGATACTGACCCCATCAGACGCCCGGTATCCTGCAGTGTCTGCCCGTCACGTTCTTCCGCTGCCAGCGAGGGCATCCACCCCGGACGCCCCTCATCAAGAAAGTTAAACTGTGTTTCCGCCAGCAGGGTTCCGGCGATTTTGCGCATCGCGGGCTCCAGGTCTGTGGCAGCAAGATCCAGCGCACGGAGGCTCCGGCGCAGGGATTTATCATTAATGGTGATACTGACCAGGTTATCGGAAGCCATTGTTATCCTCTCAGTTCCTGTTGTGCCAGTGTCTGAAGCGTACCCTGATAGCGGGCCAGGTCGGGACGGTATGCTGCCCCCGGTGCATAAGACCAGCCGACGTCGGTGGTCACCTTCGTGGTGCCGGTATTAAAGGTGGCCACGTTCCGCATTTCGCCGGTTTTCTCTGAGACCAGTTTCAGTTCCTGGCCCATGGCAGAGCCGGAGCTGATAACCTTCAGGCCACGGGCACGTACATCCGCCGCACTCAGGGCAATTACACTACAGCGGCAGCGCCAGCCGTTCGGCGGGTAAAATGCCTGCCAGAACGGGTCATCCCAGCGCAGCACCAGACCATGCAGCGCCAGATGGCTCCTGCGGGTATGGCTGTCGTTGATGCCGGTATACATCCAGTACGGCCTGTCGTCGACGTTTTCCATCTGCTCCGCCCAACGACCGGCGCTGTAGAGTACGGACATATTGGTGCGAAAGATGGTATCGAGCCGCCACGGACTGCCCTGCTGAATGGTGACCGGCTCACCCGTTACCGGGTCAGTCGTGTCACGCGGTCCCCACCATCCCCTGCGCTTCAGCGCCGGCTCCAGCTCCTGCCGGAACCAGCGATCGGTTTTTCCTTCATCAACAGCCTGCTGCAGTGTCCCGCGAATATCTTCCAGAATATCCAGGCGGGTCACTTTAGCGACGGTAAAGGCGCGGGCATGGGCTTCCTGCCACATTTCTTCCTGGTCCCAGGTAATCTGATACCCTTTGGACTTCAGGTAGCTGACTGCCCGCTTCGGGGGAAGCGTCATGCAGTACGCCAGTTCAGCCGTTGTCACGCTCATGCAGATGCCCCCAGATATTTGCCACAAAGAGAATGCGGGCCAGCCGCTCCTGCAGATCGTCCGTGTTCATCTGAGGGTAGAGCTCCGCCAGTTCGCCCAGCAGCTCAGACGGGTTAACCCCGTTTTCGACCCGTCTGAACAGAGGTGCCAGGACGGGTTCCAGCGTGCCATTTAACACACCTCCGTTCATCAGAATGTCCAGCGCGTCGTCAAGCTGCTGCTGAGCCTGAATATCGGCATCAATCGCCTCGGCAAATGACAGCGGCAGCATGTTCTTCTCGCATTCTGACGGTGGTGTCTCGTCAATATCGCCGTCCTGCAGCTGGTACTCACGCTTGAAGTATTGCGGGGTCAGACGCAGACCCGCCCGGGTGAGTTTTTCATCGCGGGTGGCACGGGTGTCATCAATGGCCTCCTGTTCCCACATGGCCCAGACCGGACACGGCACATCGCCGAAGTTCAGGGTGACCACCGTTCTTATGACCTGATTCACTGCCGCCTGAATGATGTCCGCATCCGCATCGCGGATATCAGCCGTCACCTCCAGCCCGGCCTGTGCAGAGGCCTTGTTACTGTTCGCTTCCGTGGTCTGATTCTGACCGAGTAATGCAATGGAGATCTCACTGCGTGACAGTGTGATCAGCTCGCGGAATACCTCGCTGCTGTCCGCCTTGCCATCCGCTGCTTTGAGTTCGATGCTGCTGTCATCAGGGATGGCGGCCACCGCGTCCTCCACCATCTGCTCCATGGAGTCCAGCAGTTTTTCAATCTCTGCATCATTTGCACCCCTCGGGTGCTTACCGATGACCCAGGGGGAGCCAAACTTTTCGGCAAAGCGGAGCCAGAATTTCATCCCGCCTTTCTTGAAGGCGACCGGCCAGAAGCACATGGACAGGTCCGGGAAACCGTAAGGATTGTCATACGAGGCATCCTGTGCCGGCACCACGAATTTTGACGGTGACAGCAGCTCACCCTCCACACCCGCATCACGAGCCCGGAAGCGCAGGCAGTTGTCCGTATCAAACTGAAACCACTCAGGCGGTTTGCCGACAATATCCGTCACCGTCCACGCCCTGACCGAACGGCCCCACATGATTTCACAGGGCTGATACCCGTAGAGCACGGCATCGCTCATCTCACCGATGATGCGGGACAGATCCAGATCGTCGAGCATGTCGCGGATGAAACGGAAGACCCGGGCAGAAGCGTGACCGCGCTCCAGTCCACGTTCCAGCGATTTGACCGCTGCTTTACGTCTGCGGATACAGCCCCCGACCAGCGGGTCGGTGCGCAGTTCGCGGTAGATACGGATATCCCGTCCCTGAGCCTTGAGAATGGGATCAGGGTTGGGCAGGTACATTCCCAGAGCGTAAAAGTCGATGGCGCGGCTGCGGGAGGCAATCTGCGCGGTCAGTGACTTTTTGGGTTCGGCAAACGCCACGAACTCATCGGGTGAAACCCAGATACCTTTTGCCATCAGAATCCCTCCAGCATACGGGCCGCCTGACGACGACGTCGTGAGCTTGCCTTCACCGGCCCTTTGTTAATTTCACGGCTGGCGAAATACGCCAGCGCCAGTGCGATGGCTGAATCCCCGTGACGTTTACCACCATCAGCCTTTGCTTTTGAGCGTTGCTCCGGCACGCGGGGGACACCGTTCACCACCTGAACGGCCCGCAGGTCATCCAGTGTGTCTTCATCCTTTGGTAAGTCCACCAGGTTACCGTCTTCCAGTGCAGCTTTGACCGGAGGCATATGCTCCCGGTACCAGCCTTCGGTTGGCATCACCTGCTGAACCCGGCCGGAGCCGTAGCGCTGCATGGCGTATTCAGCCAGATAGGCACCATTACCACGGGCATCAAACGCTGCACCCAGCAGACCGGGCAGGCCATCCATCAGATACCAGGTGATTTGCTCCTGCTGCCTGAACGGCACGTTACGCAACTCCAGTACGAATGGCACGCGTCGTATCAGGTTCTTCTCCTGCAACAACGGGTAGTCCACCGACAAATCCCCGCTACGGCCAAAGTCACGCCCCAGAAAAGAGCGGGCACCAGCGGGGAGCGCCTCCAGTAATGGTTTCAGATGCTCATCAAGCCAGTCCTGCGTCTCGCGGAAGCGAACCTCATCAGACAGCAGTTCATAACCTTCCTTGCAGGTCAGACGCAATACCGGCGTATCAGCGGACATGCGGGACTCTATCAGGGCTCGGGACAGCCAGGCACCGCCACCGTTGGCCGGAATACAGTCAAGCTCTTCGGATGCACCGGCACCGTAGAATTTGTACACCGACGCCATCCAGGCCTGCTCGGATGCCTCCGACCATTCCTTCCCGGTGCGCAGACAAACGCGCCGGAACAGCCCTTCAGATACGGCTTCCCGGAAAGTGATGCGATGTACGCTGCCTCCCTGACGTCCGGCACGGATATCCCCGATAAGCGTATTGAACGGATTGTCGTCACCGTCATGGGTGGAGATAACGCGTACCTTTCCCCCCCAGATAAGCATCGCCAGCGCCGCTTTCAGCAGTTCGTCCAGTTGCTCATGGAACGCCGCTTCGTCGATAACAATAATACCCTGACGGCCACGCAGGTTAGACGGGCGGCTGGAGAGCGCAACAATACGAAAGCCGGAGTCAGGAAATTTGATGGTGTAAGTCCTGATGTGTTTGTCGTCGTCGTCCTCTTCCCAGAATCCTTCTTCAATTTCACTGGCCGCATAGTTGAATGCCCGTGCCCACATCGCACACGCCTGAATGTATTCGACGGTCATGTCCTGGTTATAAGCGATGTAATACACATTCATCCCGCCTGCTGGCGCAGAAGAGGCGGCGGTCAGTACGTTATCGGATGCCTCAGCCCATGTAATACCGGTACGACGGCTCTTTTCTATCACCTTAAGCGGAGAGGCATCTGCCACCCAGCGCTGCTGGTAGGGCAACAGAACGGGAGGGGCCTTATAACTCGCGGTGTCAGGAATGTGCGGCGGCAGCTCCGTCATGATACCACCCCCAGAATTTCCCGGCGCAGTGCCTGTACGGCTTCCGCAGAGAGCCCGCCCTTACGGGCAATTTTCTCGGCGGCAGCGGCAGCACGTTCAACCCTCTCTCTGACTTCTGCCTGATAGCGCTTGAGGTTGACCGAGGCGCGGGTCAGTGTGGCTATATTTTTTGAAGCCGTTGCCAGCAGTTTTGCCCGGGCGAAGGGATCGTCGTTTTCCCGCGACTCCTGCAGGCGCATCAGGATATCCGTCATTTCGGTCTGGACGAGGGTTATCAGCCCGGCTGAACGGTCATCAGGATCGTCTCCGGCCTCCCGGGCAAGCAGACGCGCTGCCTCGGTTGCCGCCCGCACCCGGGCCAGTTGCTGCTCCATTTTGTAGCCAAACCGCTGCAGGGAAGAGCGGGTGATGCTGTACCCCTTTTCCTTCAACAGACTTTCAAGCTCTGCATAGCCGGTGAAATTATTCTCCGTCAGTGCCCGCTCAAGCCAGCGACGGACCTCCTTCGGCAGAGAATCAATGCTGCTGCGACGTCCCATAATCACTCACTCCAGTATTTTTCCGGGCGGGCAATACCGGGGCCGCATTCCACGGTGTATTCCACAATATCCACACCAAGGCGACTCAGATCGGCAAACCAGTCACCGGAAGGCCTCTTCTCCAGTTCCACCATCTTGCGATCTGCCAGGTAATCAAGCTCACGGCGCAGCTCCAGTTGCGTGGTGTCCGGGTAGATGGCGCGGGACACTTCCAGCAGCAGCGTCTCGCTGGCGGTATAAGGGCGGGTTTTGTTCAGGGCAACCAGCAGACTCCAGCGCAGGGATTCGCGGCGTACCCGGGTAATATCGACCATTATTGACCTCCGGTATTGCGGTACTGCTGTACCACTTCCAGTTTGTTGTAGAGCGCGTCCAGTTTGGCCTCGATGACTGTCTGGCCACGGATATAATCCTCGCGACGGACATAATTCAGCGGTAAATCCGCTTTAAATCGCATAAATTCTTTTTCCAGTTCGCCCCAGTTGGAGGCGGACTGTTGCAGGGCCTGCTCAAGGGAGGCGAATCGTGCCGCCTGGCGTTCTTCTGTTTTACTGAACAACCATTTGGCGAGCCCTCCCACAAACCCCATGAAGGTGAGCAAAAAACTCACCACCGTCCAGAATTCAACCTGCAGTGTCATTTCTGTAATCCTTCCCGTTCATCCAGTAGCGCGTTTATCTGGTTTCGCCAGCGACGACATTGCCCTGCGTTGTCGATGATGTTGGCAAGGACGTCAAGCTGGGAGACACCCGAATTGCGTAACCGGGCGTCAGCGGTTTCAGGTTGCCCGGTCGCTGCGCCAGTGCCGGTGCCAGCGGCGGCAACTGAGTCTGAATGACCGGTGTCGACGGATGCGTTGTCGTATCCGAGTGCGGCGTTGTACTGGCGCACGAAACCGCGAGTAAACACGCACTCAATGGGATGGCTCTTACCTTTTTCATCAATCCAGCGCTGTGTGACATCGTTAATTTGCCCCTGTAGTTGTTTGTTCTGACTCTCCAGTTGAGCAATCTGCTCAAGATAACCGGCCTCAGCCTGCTGCCCAGCGGCCACCTGCTCCTGATACCGTTTTGCCCATGCTCGCAATGCAGCGTTCTCAAGCATTGCCTGCTCCGTTTTGTATGTGTCGAATGCTGACTGCAACTCACTGATCGCCTTATCGCCGTCGCGCGTGGCGTTTTCATGCCCGCTTTTGTAGCCCAGGTAATAAAGTCCAATCAGAAAAGCATTTATGAGCACTGCCAGCAGCAGACTGCGCCACGGCAGATTTTTTAGCAGGTTAGTCCACACAGCTGCCGCCCCCCCATGTCAGATAACGGGGGGCCAGTTCGTGCAGGATGCGCTGCGGATAATGGCGGTTCTCCCGCCAGCTGGCAGCATTGCGTCCGGCATTCACCGTGGCGACATGTCCGAACCAGCGGGTGCTGTCCAGACCTTTCTGTGATGCGAGCCGCCTGTCCCGTTGTACCCAACCCAGACCACCGTTATAGCCCGACAGTGTCATGGCCATACGCTCGCAGTCACTGGCGGCGCTGATGCGCTGCCACAGCCAGCGGTCATAGCTGACCAGCGCCCGGATGGCCCATGCCGGATTAAACGGCTCACGACTGCTCAACGCCGGCATCAACTGGCTTATCCAGTCAGCGGTGGCGGGCATAAACTGCGCCAGCCCCTGAGCGCCCACCGGCGAGACCGCATCAGTCCGCCAGCCGCTTTCCTGATGCAGTTGCGCGGCGAAATCGGCCACCGGCGCAGACAGCCCCCATTCAAGCCGGGCATTACGGATCACATCATCGCGATACTGCAGCGCAGCCTGCGGAGGCTGCGCTGCGCGGGCCTGACTGAAGAAGCCGCCACACCAGAGCAACATTGCGACAAAGAATACCCATGCCATATGAACCAGAAAGGTCCCGGCGCGGACTGACAGGCGTTCGGTTCTGATGAAGACCAGAAAGGCTTCGAAAGCCAGTTTCAGGGACATGCATACAATCCAGGTGCTCTGTGGCCAGTTCATGATTAAAGCCCCATCGCAACAGCCAGACAGACAGCTGCAACAATCAGTGCACGGCGGATTAACGCAGCAGAAAACACCAGGTGAAGGCCGGTCTGTACGGGCCAGCGCCCCTCAGCCATGAGGCGCTCGTCATGCTTCAGGTACTGCCCCGGACGGGCCTTCGGGAAGAGTGAGCGGTCCAGCCAGTAGCCGAGCACGGCGGCGAGGGAGATGAGAGAGAGCTTGTACACCACCACCGGCAACTGCTGGGGTGAGACCAGCGCGATGATGAGGAGCAGCAGTACGGCGGCAACAAGCCAGCCACGCAGGCGGGTTTTTTGTACGTCTGCGATAAGGGAGGTGAGTTTTTTCATAAAGATGTCTCCTTGTGTAGTGGAGACAGCATCACAAATACGGGGCGCGAAGGATTTTAAAGCGCGTTAAGAGAGCCGGGGATACGGGATGCGCAGAATAAACGATGAATTATTCACAGAGGAGAATACGATATGACGCACACACTGAATCCGGTCATCACTGTCACTGTGTCCGGTCCTGTGGGCAGCGGTAAAAGTTACGTACTGGCGCGGATAGAAGAGATGGTGAAACAGGAACTCGGAAACAGCGTCATTGTCGATGCTGCTGACGTGGAGAATGAGCGCCGTATGAGTGGCGATGATCTGACGACCTGGCAGAAGCCACGGGCTGGCACAGTGATCAGGCTGGAGGAATACACGGGACAGGGCCTGTTGTCATACGGCGAGGAGCGTATCTGTCGGACGAATGAGCTGCTGGATGTTATATGCCCCGCGGGCCGGCAACCCTGGATACTGCCCGATGCACTGCATGCCACCATTGCGGCACTGATGACAGTTTACGATCAGGAACTGCTCATGAAGGAGTTACGTAAACTCACCGGTCAGCCAACAGAATGTTTTTCGGCCCCGAAGTACGGGAAGCAGGAACACATCCCGGTGAACACAATCCCCGTTAACCAGCCTCCCCGGTTCTTCGACGAATACATTCTGACACCGGAAAATAAAGCTGAGCATGAAGAGATCAAAGAGGCGTTGTTCCGGGAAATCAGGAAGATTGCTGAAATGCAACTGGGGGGCGGGCTGGACAGAGTGATGGCGAGAGGAGAATGGGAGTCGCTGTTTGAAAGAGTTTCCCCGGAATTACTGCCCCTCGCACTGGCTATCGGGATTATGCAGACAGCAGATAAACCTCACTTACGTTCATCAAACACGTAGCGCAGAATATTTTGCCGGTGAGTACATAAAAATCATCATTTAAGGAGTGCATCATGAATCCCCGATTAACGTTAACAGAACATCAGCGCCGTGCTGAAGCAGTGAACAATGTTCTGGAAGATATTATCCGGTTACATCGCGGAGAACTGAGTGTCTGTCGTGCCGCTTTTCATTTTCAGGGAATACAAAAGCAGTTTGATACTTCTGTTTTTGCAGAAGGTATTACTTATGCCCTGGACCGGATAAGGTCAGAAAATCGCCCCGGATAATCCCTAAACCACATTAACAGAAATCCCACTATCCCTGCCGCATCATGAAAGAACGACCAGCCCGGTGCTTCGGACCCACCGGGCTGGCCATCGTCCCACAGAAGTGGCTGTGAGCCGACCGAGGTTCAGTCAGTCTCGCGAGACCAGACTAGCCTGCCATATTTTTAATAATTGTAAAAGGCTTACAGATTATGAAAATGCAGACATTACCCATCGTTCCATGGATTGGTGGCAAACGCCGCCTTGCAAAACACATTCTGCCGCTGTTTCCGGCGCATGAATGTTATGTGGAGCCGTTTTGTGGGGCAGCAGCGCTCTATTTTCTTAAGACACCCGGCAAGATCGAAGTCATCAATGATATCAACGGTGAACTGGTGAATCTGTACCGGGTGGTAAAGCATCACCTGGAAGAATTTGTCCGCCAGTTCAAATGGGCGCTGGTCAGCCGTCAGATCTACAAATGGCTGCAGATCACCCCGGAAGAAACACTGACGGATATCCAGCGTGCGGCACGGTTCTACTACCTTCAGAAGCAGGCGTTTGGCGGCAAGGTGGCAGAGCACAGCTTCGGTACCTCCACCACATCCCCGCCACGCTTCAACCTGCTACGTATTGAAGAAGAACTGTCAGCGGCACACCTGCGGCTTTCCAGAACAGTCATAGAACACATGGACTGGCAACAGTGCATTGAGCGTTATGATCGTCCGCACACGCTGTTCTACTGCGACCCACCGTACCTGGGTACGGAAGGCTATGGTGTGGATTTTCCTGAAGGGAACTACTCGCGGCTGGCAGAGCTGGCCCGGTGCATCAGAGGAAAAATGATAATTTCGGTGAACGACATCCCGCAGATGCGCGAGGTGTTCACTGGACTGAACATACAGACAGTGAATATCAACTACAGTCTGGCGGGTAAACCCACGCCGCGCCGTGAACTGCTAATCTGCAACTTCTGAAACAAAACCGGAAAGCACAATGCTTTCCGGTAAACCAAACAACTTCCACTATGTCACTGGCGATGTTTTCTGAAAGCATCCAGATCAACCACCTGTCCTTTGTGTCCGGGTCAGTATCAGCCTGCGATTTTTCCTGGTTTTGGCTGAGTATAGAATCGCCCAATCTCAAGAAATGAGCGTTGTTGGTCTGGTGTCATGTCGTCAAAAGTATCTATTAGTTTTTGTTTTTCTGGGGAAATTTGATTCTGGTTTCTAGTCATACCATCTGTGCTCATTCCAGTGAGCAACCAATTTACATCAACATTAAACTCTTGATGCATCTTTAACAGAAACTCCCCTCCAGGCATCGCCTTTCCATTTTCAATCTGACTGATACCACCATTAGAAATACCTAAACGAGCTGCAAATTCTCTCTGGTTCAACCCTGCTTTCTTCCTCACAGAAATAACGCGCTCTCCTATATCTTTGCTCATAAAAGTGAATCTCTATCTTGATATGCTCATAATTATGAGCAATAATCTAACACATATAAGGCAAACATCATTGCATCAACAAAGGAGACAACGATGACTGCAGAACAAGTCAAAGCTCTCTTCCGCCAGCGCGGGATCACTTTCACCCGCTGGGCAGAAGAAAACGGCTACAACCGCAATGAGGTATACCGCGTTCTCAACGGGCAGACCAAAGCCCGTTACGGTAAATCCCATGAAATCGCCGTGAAGTTGGGACTGAAATCAACAGCTCAGGCGGCCTAAATATTTTGAGTCTTTGTAAAAGGTTATCACATATCGCAAAAGAGGTATGCAGATGAGTAAGACGAATGTTTCAAGCTCCGGCAGTCGCATCCTCCGGGTACTCAAAGCGCTGCGCGGTCATGCCCTGAACGGTATTTCTAACGGTGAACTGGCGACAGCACTGCACGAGTCACCGGCAAACATCAACCGGGCACTCAACACCCTCATTGAAGAAGGGCTGGCTCTGAAACTGGAGAACGGACGTTTTGCACCGGGCATCCAGTTACTGCAGATCGCCATGGCCCACAGTAACGAGATGGCACGTGCACAGGATCGTATTAACGAAATTAACCAACGTGTCATTTCAGGTAGTCGTTTGTAAGGAGTAATCAATGGGACGTACCAAATCACCGATTAACACTGAACTGAACGCCGATGTACCGCTGTCGGATGATCTCAACGTCAGCCTGAATGCCATGACACAGCATCGCATGGAGATCATGCAGCAGTTTGGTGATGGACTGCCTTATGAACGTGAACGCATCGTTCACGAAGCACGTTTTTATATGGCGCAGAGTGCTGAATCTATGTTGGAAGCGGGTAAGCGGCTGATCATCTTAAAAGAAAATGAACCGCATGGTGATTTCACAAATATTCTGGAAAACGACCTCGGATTAGCACCACAGGTAGCTCGTCGCATGATGCAGGCCAGCGTGAAATTTCTCGGCAATGGAGATGAACAGCCAAAACGCTCAGCGCTGAGCGTTTTGGGAAAAACCAAGTTATATGAACTGATGGTTCTGGATGACGAAGAACTCGACGCATTAGCTGATGGTGGAACCGTCGCCGGTGCAACGCTTGATGATATTGATCGCATGACCAGCCGCGAACTGAAGGCCGCCCTGCGTGAAGCGCGCGAAACCAACGCAGCTCAGCAACAGGTGCTTGCCGGAAAGGACGAAAAAATCAACGAACTGGCCACAAAACTGGAGAAGAAATCGCGCCTGCAACCTCCGCCGCCAGACGAAGAACTGAAAAAATTGCGGGCGGAAGTGACGGCATTAGCGGTTGAGGCCGAATCGGCTATCGCCGTCCGGCTGTCCAGTGTTTTTGAGACCCTGTGTGAATACTGCACCAAAAACATGATCGATACCCCCAGAGATTTCATGGCCGGTCTGGTCTGCCAGATTGAACGCAGTGTTCATGCATTACGTGAGACGTTTGACCTTGAGGCCGCTCCATCGGGTAACGATGCCCCCGCCTGGCTGACCGAACCGGAACCTGAAATCAACCGACCGGAGGATATGCAGTAATGAATACGAATAACACACAAAATACCCTGATGGACAGCCCGGAGGCACTGGGGCACGCACTGTGTAATCTGCTGCCGGAGATGGTGCAGGGTTTCCGCGTGGTGACCCCTTCCGGTGAAATCTGCGTACCCGCACAGGAGACGCACCCGTTTGTACTGACGATGGAGGTGATGCTGATGCAGCAGATAAGACGTCTGCAGAATCAGTCAGCATTACGCCCGGTAGTTGCACCGCAACCGGTAAATACCGTGGTGAAAACCTGCGATGGCGAAACACTGTGCGACCTCGCCAGAAAAATTGCCGCCAGAATCGGATAACAGGGAAGACAAGCTATGACCCCGGCACTGACTGAAAAACTGGTTGAAACAGCCCGCGCGGCACGTGACGCGGGGCATGGTAAACGCGGTGCAATATACGACGCTGCCTGTGCTGAACTTGGCATGTCCCGCGCCACTCTGCTGCGCAGGCTGAAGGAGGTATCTGTGACTGATAAACGCAAAAAACGCGCCGATGCCGGGCGCAGCGCCCTGACCCGCGACGAAGCCGCGCTGATATCTGCCACACTGCGTGAGGCCACCCGCAAGAACGGTAAGCGTCTCTATTCCATCGCAGATGCAGTGGAAACCCTGCGGGCTAACGGCTTTATCACCGCAGGCAGAACAGATGAAACCACCGGTGAGTTTTTCCCGTTGTCTGAAGATGCCATCAGCCGTGCTCTGCGTAACTATGGCCTGCACCCGGAACAACTGGATGCCCCTGCACCACATACCGAAGTGGCCAGTCTGCATCCCAATCATGTCTGGCAGATTGACGCCTCACTCTGCACGCTTTACTACCTGAGCAATGGACATAAAGGGCTGCAGGTGATGGACAGCGCGAAGTTCTACAAGAACAAGCCCGCTAACCTTGCCCGTATCGCCAGTGACCGCGTGTGGAGTTACGAGATTACCGACCATGCCAGCGGCTGGATTTACGTTGAGTATGTGACGGGCGCGGAATCAGGTGAGAACCTGTGTTCTGTGCTTATCAACGCCATGCAGGAGCGTGGCGGCGCAGACGTGCTGCACGGCGTGCCGAAAATACTCTATCTCGACCCCGGCTCGGCAAACACCGCGGGTATGACGAAAAACATGTGCCGCTCACTGGGCATCGACCTGATAGCGCACAAGCCGCATAACGCCCGCGCCACCGGACAGGTGGAAAAGGCGCGTGACATTATCGAACGCAAGCTGGAGCCGGGTCTGAAGTTCCGGCCGGTTCACAGTCTGGAAGAACTCAACGCGCTGGCCGCGAAATGGCGCAGCCACTTTAACGCCACGGCTGTTCACAGCCGCCACGGTAAAACCCGCACGGATATCTGGCTGAAGATTACTGCTGAGCAGCTGAAAAAAGCGCCTTCCGTTAAGGTATGTCGTGAACTGGCTGTGGCGGCACCAGAACTCCGCAAAGTCACGCCAAAACTTCGTGTCTCGTTCCGGGGCACTGAATTTGACGTATCAACGGTACCGGGCGTACTGGTTGGTGAAAAACTGATGATTACCCGTAACCCATGGCGCAGCGATGTGGCACAGGTGGTTCTGACTGGTGAGGACGGCCACGAGACGTTCTTCCTGGTCGAAGAGGTCAGAAAGAACGAGTTTGGCTTTGCTGAAGGCGCGGCGGTATTTGGCGAAAGTTACAAAGCCCTGCCGGAAACCCCGGCACAGATGGCGGCAAAAGAAACCGAAGCGCTGGTTACCGGTACAGACAACGCCGCAGATGCAGCCGCCGCACGCAAGGCGAAGGCGCTGCCGTTCGGCGGGCGGCTTGACCCGTATAAACATATCGACGACACCACACTTCCGGCCTATATGCCGAAGCGTGGTCAGGCCTCTGACGTACGCGGGCCGCGCACTGAACAACGTCCCATGACTCATGTGGAGGCCGCGAAAGCCCTGCGCGATAAGTTCAGCACCGACGGCCTTACCTGGACGCCGGAACATTACCGCCAGTTAACGGCACAGTACCCGGACGGCGTACCGGAAGCCGCACTGGATGAAGTCATGGCCACGCTGACCACACCGGCCCGCAGCAGCGTTATCAGCATTGTTAACGGCAACTGAGGAGGGAAACATGCTGGTACTGAAGCAGCAACTGAAAGAGGCCCGTATTCCACAGGCGGTGGTGGCGAGAGCTGTCGATGTTTCTGAGGCCACGCTGGCCCAGATTGTGAATCATAACGCGTGGCCCCGCACCAGCCCCGGAGAAGTGCGCCGGCGTCTTGCGTCCTGGCTGGAAAGTCAGGGGATTGATACAACGAAGAGTTTTGATGCTGTACAGGGCGCAGCCACGCCCCGTACAGCGGGTACCACAGATAAAACGAGCCTCAGTGAGGAAGAGAATATGTTACTCAAAAAACAGGTGTTATTTCCAGCAACCAAAAAAGCGTTTGGTCTTTTCCGTGACCCGTTCGCCGATGAAGCCATGCAGGGTTCTGATGATGTGTTCACCACCCCGGACATTCGCTACGTGCGTGAGGCGTTGTACCAGACAGCCCGTCATGGTGGGTTTATGGCCGTCATCGGTGAGTCCGGTGCGGGTAAATCCACGCTGCGCCGCGACCTGACTGAACGTATCAACCGCGAGAATGCGCCGGTAATTGTTATCGAGCCATACATCATCGCTATGGAAGACAACGATGTGAAAGGGAAAACCCTGAAGGCAGCAGCGATTGCCGAAGCCATTATCAGTACCATCGCACCACTGGAAAGCATCAGACGCAGTCAGGACGCCCGCTTTCGCCAGTTGCATCGCGTCCTGAAAGACAGCAGCCAGGCGGGGTTCAGCCACGTTCTGGTGATTGAGGAGGCCCACAGTCTGCCCATTCCGACACTGAAACACCTCAAACGCTTTTTTGAGCTGGAGTCCGGTTTCAAAAAACTGCTGTCCATCGTGCTGATTGGCCAGCCGGAACTGGCGACAAAACTGTCTGAACGCAATATGGAAGTCCGTGAAGTCGTTCAGCGCTGTGAGGTGGTCGAACTTCTGCCTCTGGACAATAACCTTGAAGAATTTCTGACGTTCAAACTGCAACGGGCCGGTAAACAGCTGACGGACATTATGGACGCCGGTGCAGTGGATGCCATACGTGCCCGCCTGAGCAATCCGGGAAGTCACCGTAAAAATATGGTCAGCCTGCTGTATCCGCTGGCCGTCAGTAACCTGGTAATAGCCGCCATGAATCTGGCCGCTGAAATCGGGGTTCCACAGGTCAACGCTGACGTTGTCAAAGGGGTTTAATAATGAAATCCACCACAGGTATCAACCAGCAAATCAGCAAAGTGCAGTCAGCCATTATGGCGCTTAAGGCGACGAACACGGATGTACAAAGCATCACCATCAGGGGTAACAAACCTGTCATCCGCGTTTCCCGGAGTGCGCATTGCATGCGCATGCTTGAGCAGGGAAAGGCCTGTTATCTGTATACCGGACATGACCACAGGGGATATTTCCGTCAGGGCGTTTTCGAACTGCACGGCTGTCGCGTCGTGTGGCCGGAATCTTTGTGGTAATCAGCACAACTGGAGAAATCATAAAAAATGGCAAAAAGTACAAAAGGTGCAAAACGTATCAAGGCCGCAGCAGCACTCTGGGTGCCGGGGACACGTGAAGAGGTCATTGAGGGAATCAGACTACTCGGTGACGCACAACGTGAACTGGTCAGGGCTGAAACAGAAATGAATGACGCCATTGGCGATATCACCGCACGTTATGCCCCGCTCACCGAGAGCCTGAAAAAACGCATGGCCGAACTGCAGTCCGGTATTCAGACATGGTGTGAGGCACACCGTGATGAACTGACCGGCAACGGGAAGGTGAAGTTCGCTAACCTCACCACCGGCGAGGTGCAGTGGCGAAACCGTCCGCCATCAGTCAGTATCCGTGGGGCGGATAATGTTATTGAATTACTGAGACGTCTGGGGCTTGAGCGCTTTATTCGTGTAAAAGAGGAAATAAATAAAGACGCTATCCTGAATGAAAAAGAGGCCGTGAAAAATATTCCCGGTATTTCCATTAAAAGCGACATTGAGGATTTTTCAATAATTCCTTTTGAGCAGGATGTGCAGTAAACACACCACGTTAATTATTTAATAAAAACATTTTCTTTTTTATTCCGACGTCAGCGCCGCGGGCTTCTGCACGCCGGAAACAGAGGAGAATTAAATCATGATATTTAAATGTATTCAGTGCGAGAGGGATATAACAGCCCTGCGTTTTCACAGCGCCATCGCCGTGATGTCCGGTAAATACCACATCCCTGCGGTACGCGTCACCCTGGTCTGCCCGTACTGCAGCCAGCATTTTTCGGCAGACGTGCCCGTCATGGAATTCTCCCGCCCTGACAGGGAGGACTCGCAATGATTACCCCACAGGAAGCACGACAGCGCACCCGAACCCTTGTTGAACACTATGTCAACGAGTGTGAATGCCGCGACCTCACCGATGTGAAGCACGTCCTGACGGCGCTAATCAGCATGACCGCTCAAGCCATTGTGGCGACCAACGGAAAGGCGGCTGCCCTGCAGGTACTGGTGAACACACTAACCCACACGGCAGCGCATGAGGTGCCGTACCGGATGGAAACCACTGCAGAAGGCGGCCTGCACATCACCGTCAGCCGGAAGCACTGAGGGCGCGGCATGACACGGAACACCATACTCACCCGCACCGCCCTCTACCGTCTGGCCCTGCAGCGTTTCGGGCCGGACGCACAGGCCCTGAAACTGACAGAAGAGGCCGCTGAACTGGCGGCCAGTGCTGCCCGCAATCTGAACGGACAGGGCAGCGAAAGCGACCTCGCGGCAGAGCTGGCAGACGTGGAAATCATGACAGAGCAATTGCGCCTTCAGGGGATGGACCGGCTGATTGACTTCCACAAACAGAAAAAACTGGAACGTCTGGCTGCACGACTGGGCGTGATTTACACGAACGAGTAACCGGGAGGCATTCAATGGCTGACATACTCAGGGAAATCACCGCATGGATACTGATTCTTACTGGCCTGGCGACATGCCTCAGTGCGGGGGCAGCCCTGGCTGCCCTGCTGATGCACATAACAACACAGTGGTTATGGGAAAAGCTTAAAGCAGCATACAGCCTGAAAGAGCTGTCCGACGCTGTCCGGGCATGGAAACGGCAGAAAAATACCGGAGATACAGAACAATGACAGACCAGAATAAACACATTGAGAAACTGAAAAAGTTGCTGGCGCTGGCCGCATCCGGCAACCCGCACGAGGCCGCTCTGGCACTGCGCCGAGCCCGTAAACTGATGGATGTTCACGGCATCACACATTCCGACATTGCTATGAGTGATATTGATGAAACCATCAGTCACTACTGGCCGACAGGCAGTCTCCGTCCACCGCGCTACATGCTGGGCCTGATGAACATCATCCGCGAGGTATTTGGTGTTAACTCCATCATTCACCCCGGCACGCATCCGTCTGTGGGGTTCTACGGCAACCGGGAACGTGCGGCACTGGCTGCATACACCTGGGAAGTGCTGGCCCGTCAGCTGAAAAAGGCGCGTCAGCAGTATATCAGTGCACAGAACAAAAGAATAAAAACCGCCACCCGCACCAGCCGTGGAGACCAGTTTGCCGAAGGCTGGGTGCTGGCCGTTATCAGTGAAATACAGTCCTTTGCCCTGACCGATGATGAGCGTGAACTGATGCAGCAGTGGCTGGAACATAAATACCCGCAGACGCAAACCACCAGGGCGCGTAAACCGGGAAGAAGCCGCAATGGCGACGCCTCGCGCTATGCGGGGTTTCGAGAAGGGCAGAACGTCAGACTGCACCGACCGGTCAGTGGGCAGGAACAACAGAAACTGGAGGCATATAATGGATAACGACAGCGATAACATTATTCATTTGCTTCAGCCAGCTCCTGATGCAGAAGCCAAAAAACTGCTGAACGTGGTTATTTCTGAACGAAAGAATAACGAACAAAACCTGTGCCGGCATGCCCGGACAACAGTCTCTGAAATCAACCGGACGCTGACCTGTTCACTGTGCGGGGCTGTACTGGATCCATTTGAATTTATCCTTGACCGTGCCCGTAATGCTGAAAATATCGTGCATGAAATTAATCGTCTTCATAAAAAGCGAGAAGCTCTTCGTGAATCTGTCGCTGGCCTTGAACGTGAAGAAAAAAATGCGAAAGCACGATTGCGGAGTGCCAGAACAGCAATCCTGTTTGCGGAAAATGACCTGAAAAATATTGAACTGGAGAAAAAATATAATGGCTGAAACTATTGCCTGTTTTCTTTTCTGGTACACATATGCAGGATTATGCAGTGCCCGGCTTCATTATGCACTGGGCTTCGGTAACCACTATGACACCGCGTATTACATCCTGTATATGACAGCTGTCATACTGTTCTGGCCTGTGACCCTGCCGGCTGCAACTGACATTGCTGCTGGCAGACTGAAAAAGCGGGGCTGATATGCAGAAAAAACGACTGATTCAGCTTATCCATATTGCCCGTAATGAACTGGGTATGGATGAAGACACCTACCGCCAGGTGTTACAGGGGCTGACTGGTAAGGCCTCAACCAAAGTAATGGATATCACACAACTAAACTGCGTGCTTGAGTCCATGAAAAAGAAAGGCTTTCGCGTTAAGCCTGCCGGAAAAGCCAGCTCCGGTTTACCGCTGGATAACCATCCGCAGTCCAGGAAAATCCGTGCACTATGGCTTGAAATGGCTGCTGCCGGCATTGTTCGTGACCGTTCAGAAAATGCATTAGCGCGGTGGATCAAGCGGGAAACGGACATCAGCGCTCTGCGCTGGCTCAGTACTGAACAGGCAAGCAGTGTTATTGAGAAACTGAAGAAGTGGCAGCGCAGAGCTGCAGGAGTAAAACATGAGCGACCTGAATCAGTTTCGAAGTAAAGGGCCGGAACTCCTGGTGGAACTGGCACAGCATACCTCTGAGACCGTTCGCGAGATTATTGATATTGAGCCCGCAATTGCCGACCAGATTGGTCAGGCCGTCGCGAACCGCATGATGCAGGTCTGGGGCGGGCAAAACGTTTATTTCCCGATGGGCATGGTATGGAAGGTCAGTCAGCGCGACCGGGAAATATTCAGGGAGTTTAACGGACGTAACCACCATGAACTGGCCCGCAAGTTTGGTGTTTCGCTTCAGTGGGTCTACAGCGTGGTTAAGCGGGTCAGAAAAGAAGAACTGGATCGGATGCAGGGCAGGTTATTTGATGAAGATCTGCCGGAGGAGACGAGAGACGTTAACAAATCCAGATAATTCCTGCTTGTTAAAGTCCTTTCAAAAATCCCCTTATTGTATAAAAGCACGGTAGACCCCTTACCGTGCTTTTTTTATGCTCTCTCTGTAGTATTCAGGATACAGGGAGAAAATATGTTTGACGTTTCGTTGTTAAATCTGCCATGGGCAACACTGGTGACCCTGACCAGTGGCTATATTGGGTATTTTATTGCGAATGTGGGACTGAAGGATCACCACAAGCCCATTGAGGTGACTTTTTCTTCGCTGATTTTTGGCCTGACGGCAATGATGGCTTACCAGGCTGTTATGTGGGCAGGTCTGAATGCCTGGCTGGCAACACCACCAGCACTTCTGTGTGCCGTTACATGCGGTGCGTGGTGGCGCAGGTACGGTCGCAAATGGATGTACAGATTACTGTGGAATAATGATATTTCATGGTCTGACGATACCAGCTCAGCATGGCAGGCAATGTTTGATCAAACAGGCTTCAGCGTTACCGAGGTCAGAGTGATTCTTCGCGATGGTTCCGGTATGATGTCACGGCTGCCAGGGAATTTTGAAGAGTGGCCTAACGGTCCGTTTACCCTGGGGAATAAAGGCGATATGGTTCTTTACGTCACGCACAGCAGCCCTTCAGGCAGTAACGAATGGGAAGAGTATAAAGGCGTGGTTGATAAGTATTGGGGAGCTCTGGCAACCTATATTCCAGCAGATCAGATTGCCAGAGTGGAGATCAGGCGCGTTCGTGCAACGAACGATGAATGATGTTTATTTTTTCCCTGGGGCAGGGGCTGCCGGCATAGTGGTTTTATTGGCAGAGGAAGACGATTCTCCTTTTCTACCGGAATCGCGCTCGAACGTCACGATGTGCTTGCTTTTGGGCTTTTCTGAGTAATCCAGGCTATCATGCTTATTGTTTTGAGTAGTCATTGGAATCATCCTTTTTGTTGCGGGTCATGTTTCAGCAAACTCGATTCTAAGTTGCCAGGAAGGATGATTTCAATGCCCGACTTATCTATCGTATAGCGGAAAAGAATTTCAGTTCTGTTCACCAGAACCCATGTTAACCCACTCCAATTCGTTATTTATCTCACGGATCCCCCTTCATTTATCTCATGTCTGATCAACTGGCAGCGTCCGGCGTTTGGGTAGCCTGTTTGCTGACATGGGCGGTAATTCCGGTAGCACTGGCTGCGTTAATTAAGAATGGACCGCTCTGGCAGGAGTTAAGGGCATCTTTGCTGAAGACAATTACCCGAAAAGAAAACGTATTTACCAGTTGGGTGATGCGATTGCTGATTGTTGTAAGTCTCGCCTGGACGGGGTGGGCTATTACCCTGGTGTTTTATCTACTGACCGTTATTGCCTTCTGGATCACCCGTAATCAGATGGCGCAACAGGTAGCAGCATGAACCGGTTGCTGCTGGTTGTGCTGGCGTTATTACTGGCGGCGCTGGGCTGGCAGACGTGGCGGCTGGCTGATGCCAGCCAGACCATTAGCACGCAGGCAGACGAGCTGCAGAGCAAAAGCCAGGCACTGGCAAAGAGCAACAGCCAGCTTATCAGCCTGTCCATTCTGGCTGAAACCAACAACCGGGAGCAGGCGCGGCTCTATGCCGACGCAGAACAGACCAGCGCACTGCTGAGACAACGACAACACCGGATTGAGGAACTGAAACGTGAGAACGAGGATTTACGCCGCTGGGCTGATACTCCTTTGCCTGCTGACATTATCCGGCTGCGGGAACGCCCCACGCTCACCGGAGGTGCAGCTTACCGTCAGTGGTTGTCCGCGAGTGACGCCGTGTCGGCTGGATCAGGCAGCGCCGCGCATTAACGGTGATCTGAACGCGTTGTTGGATGAAACGGAGGCCGCCTGGGCGGTCTGTGCAGACAAAGTGGACATGATTATTGCGTGTCAGGAGCGAAACAGTGAACAAACCACAATCCCTGCGCCACGCCCTCAATAAGGCGGTGCCTTATGTCCGCAATAACCCGGACAAACTGCATCTGTTTGTGGATAACGGTTCGCTGGTTGCCACGGGGGCCAGCTCCATGTCATGGGAGTACCGCTACACCCTGAACGTGGTGATTGAGGATTTCAGCGGCGACCAGAATCTGCTGATGGCCCCGGTTTTGCTGTGGCTGCGGGATAACCAGCCCGATGCCATCAATAATCCGGCGTTACGGGAAAAGTTATTCACCTTTGAGGTGGATATTCTGCGCAACGATGTCTGTGATATCAGCCTTAACCTGCAACTGACGGAGCGTGTGCTGGTCAGCACTGACGGCAGTGTGTCGAGCGTTGAAGCTATAGCGGAACCTGATGAACCTGAAGAAATGTGGACGGTGAAACGTGGCTGAACTGCAGAAGGTGGATGAGTGGCTGGCGGCCTTGCTGGCGAATCTGGAGCCTGCCACACGCCAGCGTATGATGCGGGAACTGGCGCAGGAGTTGCGCCGCAATCAGCAGAAGAATATCAGGCTGCAGCTTAACCCTGATGGCAGCGGCTTTGAGCCGCGCCGGGTAGCAGCCCGCAGTAAGAAGGGGCGCATCAAACGCCAGATGTTCGCCAAATTGCGCACTAATAAATACCTGAAAACTGCCGCCACAGCGGATTATGCCTGCGTGTATTTTGATGGAAAAGTCCAGCGCATCGCCTGTGTACACCACTATGGACTGCGTGACCGTGTTAGTCGAAGAGGTTTAAAAGTACAGTACCCTGAGAGAAGGCTTTTAGGATTTACTAAGGATATTAGTAACTTGAACTTGGGTGTTTACTTAAAACGCTAAAGTAAATAGTGGGTTAAGAGAATTAGTGGAGGGAGACTTTATCGTTCTACATAAGATACCTTGCTTGAATATACTATAAAGCTCTTTTTTTGAGATTAATCTTGTTGTACTTTAATGTCTTCACCTCACTAATGGAGCTAATTTTATGATAGTAGGGATTTTTTTAAGGTATTTTAAAACATACAACGGAAATCATTACATACCGTTATCTTCTGGAAGTCAGTTTTGTGGAATTGTTGGTAACAATGGAATTGGCAAAAGTTCTGTTCTTGAGGCTTTAGATTCGTTTATTAATAACAAACCATGGAATATTAATTCTTCATTTAAAAGAACCTCCAGTGACAGACCTTCTCCACATATTGTTCCTTTATATCTTATAAAGCGAGAGGAATTACATGAAGATCATCATGCTAAAGCTGAAATCTTAACGCAATTAGTATTAGAATATAGCAATAGTAATGCTGATGTTACATTGACGCCAACAACACGAAATATAATTAATACGTTTTTTGAACATATTAACAAATTAAAAAGAAATTTAAATCTCCAAGATTATTTTTTGATCCCTCTGGGTGTCGAGAAAGATGGTGATGTAAGTATTTCGATTCTTAATGGGAAGAGTTTATGTCGACTTTTGGAGGTTGATAATCCCGATAATAAAGTTTCGAGCGAGTTGCTTAGTAAGCACTTTGGGTATTTATTACATCATGTCCGCCATAAGTATGAATATATATATATTCCAAAGGATATAGACTCTGAATCGTTTACGAAGCTAGAAACAAGTGAAGTACAAAAGTTGATGGGTGAGTCTTTAGAGCAGATAATTAAAGATAGAATATCTGATAGAACCATAAGTCAAATCAATACAGGGCTTGCCAAATTTCTGGATGGTGTTGAAGAGGAGCTTGAAGAATATGGTTATAGAACATCTGGCGAGAGACAATCGCGATTAAAAAAGAAAGATGTTTATAATTTGATTATCGAAGCATTCTTCAAAGTTAGGAAATTAAATAAAAAGCAGAATTCAGGTTGGATTGAAATTAGCTCGCTAAGTTCAGGGGAGAAGCAACGTGCAATAATGGATATTGCATATGGGTTTCTTACCAATCATAGAGAAAATGGCGATAATCTGATTATTGGAATTGATGAGCCAGAATGTTCTCTTCATATGTCTGCATGTTTTGAACAATTTGAAAAGCTCTATTCTATTAGTGGTATATGTGAACAATTAATATTTACTTCACATTGGTATGGCTATCTTCCAACCGTCGAAAATGGATGTACCACAACTATCCTTAAAACAGATTCAACTCATCATTTTGAATTATATGATCTTGCCAGTTATAGAGAAGAAGTCAGGAAGAAAGTAAAAACCTCTTCCCCGGGTATGCCATTTGATATAAAAATAAAAAGTGTAAATGACCTTATACAATCCATAATATCTAGCTGTTTGGCTGAGAAACCTTACAATTGGTTGATTTGTGAGGGTACTACAGAAAAAATATATCTTTCGCATTATCTAAAGGACTTGGTAGAAAATAAAAGGCTAAGGATTGTGCCTGTAGGGGGAGCTAGTGAAGTTAAAAAAATATTTAAGCATTTAGAAGCTTCTTATGAAGAGTTCAAAAAAGACCTCAAAGGAAAAGTGTTCTTACTAACCGATACAGATTCAGAGTTGGTGTCATATGATACCCCAGTTATGCCGCATGTTGTTTGTAAGCGAATTGTTAGTGTAGGTGATTCAGTGAAGTTGGTTGATATTTCTTCCAATCCAGTTTCTCCTGCAACAGAAATAGAGGATTGTCTTAATCCTGTATCGTTTATAGAGGCTTTAACATCATTTTCTTCACGTTTTCCTGAGCTTCAGGCATTGCTGCCTAATAGTAATGTTATGATAGATGAAAGACATTCATCGTTTGCTGCGATGGATTTGTCACCCAAGAACAAAAAAACGCTTGATGCTTTTTTTGACCGTGAAGGAATTAAGTTTGATTTTTCAAAGGAATATATTTCAATCTGTGAGCGAAATGAGCGGAAAAGGCCAGAGTGGATTGCCAAAATTGAAAATTTTTTTATAAGTGATAAACCTGTAAAGTTTAATTGATAAATGGTCGCAGGGGAAACCCTGCGATATTCTACTAACCTCTAACCTCTAACCTCTAACCTCTAACCTCTAACCTCTAACCAGAGGGTTTATTTCTTTTCAAAGAAAATTGTATCTTCTTTTATACAAAATAAGCTGTTTGAAGAGGTTGTGTAAAGCATGGAAAAATAATCTTATGAATACACAACTCACAGAAATCATGCGCCTTATCACCAACCTGATCCGCACAGGGGTAGTCACTGAAGTGGACAAGGAAAACTGGCTTTGTCGGGTGAAAACGGGCGACCTTGAAACCAACTGGATTAACTGGCTGACGCTGCGCGCGGGTAATGCCCGCACATGGTGGCGACCATCGGAAGGTGAGCAGGTGGTGCTGCTGAGTCTGGGAGGAAATCTGGAAACCGCCTTTGCGCTGCCCGCTGTCTATTCGAATCAGTTCGCACCACCGTCGACGTCGGCGGAAGCCTGCGTGACAGAACATCCTGACGGTGGCTGGTTTGAATACGAACCAGCCACCGGGCGCTGGTATGTCAGGGGCATCAAATCCATGGTCATTGAGGCTGCTGACAACATCACCCTGAAAACCAGAGAGTTTGTGCTGGAGGCTGACCGCACGCGTATTAACAGCGAAGTAGTGATCAATGGTGGTGTTACCCAGGGCGGCGGTGCAATGAGTTCTAACGGAATTGTGGTTGATGCACATCAGCATACTGGCGTCCTGAAAGGCGGCGACACAACCGGAGGCCCGGTATGACGCTTTATAGCGGGATGAACAATACCAGCGGCAAAGCTATTACTGATATTGACCATCTGCGCCAGTCGGTGCGGGACATTCTGCTGACACCGCAGGGTAGCCGCATTGCCCGCCGGGAATATGGTTCCCTGCTGTCGGCACTGATAGACCAGCCACAAAATCCGGCGTTACGCCTGCAGGTCATGTCGGCAGTGTATGTGGCGCTGAGTCGCTGGGAGCCACGGCTGACGCTGGATTCCATCACCATCAACAGCAACTTTGACGGTTCTATGGTGGTGGAGCTGACCGGGCGGCGGAATAACGGTGTACCTGTGTCCCTTTCCGTATCGACAGGAGCAGAGAATGGCAGTGATTGACCTTTCGCAGTTGCCTGCGCCGCAGATTGTGGATGTGCCGGACTTTGAGACGCTGCTTACCGAACGCAAGGCAGAATTTGTGGCGCTTCATCCGAAAGATGAGCAGGAAGCAGTGATCCGCACGCTGGAACTGGAATCTGAACCCGTCACCAAATTGTTGCAGGAGAATACTTACCGTGAGTTGCTTCTGCGCCAACGCATTAACGAAGCCGCGCAGGCGGTGATGGTGGCTTACGCGATGGGCGGCGATCTTGACCAGCTCGCTGCCAACTACAACGTGAAACGCCTGACGGTGACACCTGCTGATAATGACGCTGTGCCGCCCGTTGCAGCAGTGATGGAAAGCGATGAAGCGTTACGCCTGCGTGTGCCTGCAGCCTTTGAGGGGCTTTCAGTTGCGGGACCAACTGCAGCTTATGAATTTCATGCCCGAAGCGCCGACGGTCGGGTGGCGGATGCCAGTGCAACCAGTCCGGCTCCTGCAGAGGTGGTGCTTACTGTCCTGAGCCGTGAAGGCGACGGAACAGCAGAAAAAGACTTGCTGGATGTGGTGGAGAAAGCCCTGAACAGTGAGAACGTCCGCCCGGTGGCTGACCGTCTGACGGTTCGCAGCGCAGAAATCATCCCGTACCGTGTGGAAGCCACCATTTTTCTCTATCCGGGACCGGAAGCGGAGCCGGTAATGGCAGCGGCAAAAGCCAGCCTGCAGAAGTACATCGCCAGTCAGACGCGGCTTGGTCGGGATATTCGCCGTAGTGCCATTTTTGCCGCGCTGCATGTTGAGGGGGTTCAACGTGTGGAGCTGGCTTCACCGCTGGCTGATGTGGTCCTGAACAAAACACAGGCCGCATCATGTACGCAGTGGAGCGTAACCAACGGAGGAACGGATGAATAGTCTGCTGCCACTGGGTTCAACTTCACTGGAGCGCCGACTGGCGCAGACCTGTAGCGGGATTTCTGATCTGCAGGTGCCGCTGCGTGACTTGTGGAATCCGGCAACCTGTCCGGTCAGTTTCCTGCCTTATCTCGCCTGGGCGTTCTCTGTGGATCGCTGGGACGAGGGCTGGACAGAAAGCGTCAAGCGCCAGGTGGTGAAGGATGCTTTTTATATTCATCAGCATAAAGGGACCACCAGTGCCGTGCGGCGGGTGGTGGAGCCGTTCGGCTTTCTGATCCGCATTATTGAGTGGTGGCAGACCGGAGAGACTCCGGGCACGTTTCGTCTGGATATCGGCGTGCAGGACCAGGGCATCACTGAAGATACCTATCTGGAACTTGAGCGACTGATAAGCGATGCCAAACCATGTAGCCGTCACATGATCGGCATGTCCATCAACCTGCAGACCAGCGGCCCGCATTGGGTGGGAGCTGCCAGCTATCTTGGCGAAGAAATCACGATCTATCCGTATATCAACGAAACAATTATTTCCGGCGGCACCGCGCATGAAGGCGGAGCGGTCCATGTTATTGACACAATGAGAGTGAATCCATGAGCACAAAATTTTATACCCTGCTGACGGATATTGGCGCGGCGAAACTCGCCAGCGCCGCCGCGCTCGGTGTGCCTTTAAAAATTACCCATATGGCGGTCGGCGATGGCGGCGGAACATTGCCAACGCCGGACGCCAAGCAGACAGCATTGGTAAATGAGAAACGCCGGGCTGCGCTGAATATGCTCTATATCGACCCGCAGAACAGCAGCCAGATTATTGCTGAACAGGTGATCCCTGAAAATGAGGGTGGTTGGTGGATACGTGAAGTGGGCCTGTTTGATGAGTCCGGGGTATTGATTGCCGTGGGAAACTGCCCGGAAAGCTATAAGCCGCAACTGGCTGAAGGCAGCGGGCGTACCCAGACCGTGCGCATGGTGCTGATTACCAGCAGTACGGACAATATCACCCTGAAAATCGACCCTGCTGTAGTACTGGCAACTCGCAAGTATGTGGATGATAAGGCACTGGAGCTGAAGGTGTATGTGGATGACCAAATGGCAAAACACCTTGCCGCAGCGGACCCACATTCACAGTATGCGCCAAAAGCCAGCCCGATATTTACCGGAACCCCCAAAGCGCCGACGCCAGCGGCGGGGAATAATACCACGCAACTTGCGACCACCGCGTTTGTTCAGGCGGCACTGACGGCCCTTATTAATGGTGCGCCAGCCACGCTGGACACGCTAAAAGAAATAGCCGCAGCCATTAACAATGATCCGAAATTCAGTACCACCATTAACAATGCGCTGGCACTGAAAGCGCCGCTGTCGAGTCCGGCACTCACCGGAACGCCAACAGCCCCTACTGCCGCACAGTCGGTTAACAATACACAGATTGCCACTACGGCTTTTGTGAAATCGGCGATTGCAGCAATGGTGGGGTCTGCACCTGCGGCACTGGATACATTGAACGAACTGGCGGCGGCGCTGGGGAATGACCCGAACTTTGCCACGACAATGCTTAATGCGCTAGCAGGTAAACAACCGCTGGACAATACGCTGACTAATTTGAGTGGAAAGGATGTTGCTGGTCTTCTCGCATACCTTGGTTTAGGAGAAGCGGCGAAAAGGGATGTGGGCACAGGAGATAATCAGATACCGGATATGTCTTTCTGGTCTTCCGCATCGGGTGGCGTTAATTTCCCTAATGGATTCCAGATGCGATTCGGTGCTATCGCTGGTAATGGTGGAAAATTATTTTCTACGCCATTTACAAATCAGTGCTATGGCATTGTTTTCGGACAAACATATGGAGCCAACTACTGGATGTTCAGCCCGATGTACAGAGCATCTGATCTGAGTAATACCAGTTTTGCATTCATTAACAAAGCCTGGTCTGGAATTCCGGGGACAGGTGCTCAGGACGCTGGTGAATCAGTTTTTTATATTGCAGTAGGGTATTAATATGGAAATGGTTTATAGCGCCTCAAATAATAGTTTTTTCGCTAAAAATGATGTGGCGAAATATGAACAGGCCGGATGGGAACTTGCTGATATTGTCGAAGTGACATATGACACTTACCTGGAATTTATTGAAGACAGAACGTTGCAAGGGAAAGTACGCATCGCGGGTGATGATGGCCTTCCCACCTGGGGGGAAATTCCACCGCCAACTCATGAGGAACAAATTGCCGCAGCCGAACTGGAAAAGCAGCAATTGATTAATCAGGTCAACGAATACATATACAGTAAGCAATGGCCTGGTAAAGCAGCGATTGGTCGCCTGAAAGGTGAGGAACTGGCGCAATATAATTTGTGGCTGGATTATCTGGACGCACTGGAACTGGTTGATACCTCCAGTGCTCCAGATATTGAATGGCCTACGCCTCCGGCAGTTCAGGCCAGATGACGTCCGGCGCTGTGCTGGTATCTGTTGCCGTCACCGCATCAATGTAATCCAGCACAGCGTTAAGTCGGGTGTTTTCTGTCTGCGTCAGCTTCCGCCCGGCCTGCAATTTCAGTTGAATCAGACTAATGGAAGCCATTGCAGTATCAATCAGTGACTGACGCTGTGCTTCTGCCGCGTCTAGTGTGGCGCTATGCTGTGCCTCAGTATCTGTCACCCATTTCTCACCATCCCATTCATCGTATGGCGTTAACGGGGCGATAGTGGTTGTATTTTCAGGGTAATCACCTGGTGCTGTGATTTCTTTTGATTCTCCTGTTTCGGTGCTAAAAACGATTTCACCGCGATGGTCTGGCACATATTCCCATGAGTTAAAATCTGCAGAACGGCAGATTGCATAACCAGCTTTACATGTAACTGGTGAATCTAAACAGGAATATGCAGGGATACCGACACCAATGGCAAGATATTCATTTGAAGTAGAAATATATTCCCGAGTTTTACCATCATAGTTATAGACGGTAATATTCCCCGCCTTCGTGGCAATAATCTCGCTATTTAATACGGCGTTATCCATTATGCAGCCCTTACGATATAGTTAAATGCAATATTTCGTGGACGGGTTTCGCTTCCGCCATATGATGATGTAAATCCCGAATATGCCCGGTGTCCCGCATCCGTCGTATTAGCCCAGGAAGGACCGCTAGAAGTATAGATGACCCCATTGTAATCATGGCCGTGTGCCTCAATGCTCCCGTCCTGAGCAGACAGGAGAGTCCGTCCTGAATCAATTCCTCTTCCATCATCCCACCCACGAATGAATTCGCCGCGTAAATCTGGCAATTTATTTGTCGGATAAACTTTTGCCAGTTCCGGATACTCTTCGGCAGAAAAAGCTGCACCGTTGCATTTCAGCCAGCCTGTTGGCGGTGTGACTGAAGGCCACGGAACAGGCACACCTACGGGTAATGCAGAGCCTTCTCCTAAACCAACGTTTAAGAAAATGCAGCGATTACGACTAACTGGCATCATCCCCGGTTTTTATTCAAGGAGATGATCATGCTTATTGGCTATGTACGCGTGTCAACAAATGACCAGAACACCGATTTGCAACGTAGTGCGCTGAACTGCGCGGGATGTGAGCGGATTTTTGAGGACAAAATCAGTGGCACTAAGTCCGACAGACCGGGGCTTAAAAAACTGCTCAGGACACTATCGGCAGGTGACACACTGGTTGTCTGGAAGCTGGACAGGTTGGGGCGCAGTATGCGGCATCTTGTTACGCTGATAGAAGAGTTGCGCCAGCGCGGCGTGAATTTCCGAAGTCTGACTGACAGTATTGATACCAGTACCCCAATGGGCAGTTTCTTTTTTCATGTCATGGGTGCCCTGGCTGAAATGGAACGCGAACTGATAGTTGAACGTACCAGGGCAGGGCTGGCTGCAGCTCGTGCTAAAGGCAGAGTAGGTGGACGCCGTCCTAAGTTGACTACCGAACAGTGGGCACAGATTGGGCGTTTACTCGAGGCCGGAGAATCAAGACAGCGTATTGCACTGATTTTTGATGTAGGCGTTTCTACCATTTATAGAAAATTTCCGGCAAATAAGAGCAATGAATCTCCCTGAATCAGCTTTATTTTGATTATCCCTGAAAGCAGACAAATACCGTCATTTTGTGTGAATAACGGTACAACTGCGCTTAGCTGTTTGTCAGGCACAATCACTTCAACATAGGGCGAAGCCTAATCCAATCAGGAGGTTCGCCACTATGGCTCAGGATTACCACCACGGAGTGCGCGTTGTTGAAGTCAACGAAGGCACCCGATCCATTACCACGGTGAGCACCGCCATCGTGGGTATGGTCTGCACGGGCGATGATGCCGATGCAAAAATGTTTCCTCTTAATAAACCCGTGCTGATCACTGATGTGCTGACTGCCAGCGGTAAAGCGGGCGAGTCCGGTACGCTGGCCCGTTCGCTGGATGCCATCGCTGACCAGGCAAAACCCGTGACCGTTGTTGTGCGTGTGCCGCAGGGTGAAACGGAAGAAGAAACCACGACCAATATCATCGGCGCAGTGACTGCTGAAGGTAAAAAAACAGGCATGAAAGCCCTGTTATCTGCCCAGTCACAGCTCGGCGTTAAACCGCGCATTCTCGGCGTGCCAGGTCACGACACGAAGGCGGTAGCTACTGAGTTGCTGAGCGTGGCGCAAAGCCTGCGTGGATTTGCTTACCTGTCAGCGTATGGTTGCAAGACGGTGCAGGAAGCAATCACTTACCGTGAAAACTTCAGTCAGCGTGAAGGAATGCTGATCTGGCCCGACTTTACTGGCTGGGACACGGTGCTGAATGCCGAAGCAACGGCTTATGCCACCGCCCGTGCGCTTGGTCTGCGCGCCAAAATTGACGAGCAGACCGGATGGCACAAAAGCCTGTCCAACGTAGGCGTTAACGGTGTCACCGGAATTTCTGCTGATGTGTTCTGGGATCTGCAGGACCCGGCAAGCGATGCGGGACTGCTGAACCAGAACGACGTCACCACCCTTATCCGCAAAGACGGTTTTCGCTTCTGGGGTTCCCGCTGCCTGAGTGATGACCCGCTCTTTGCCTTCGAAAACTACACCCGCACGGCGCAGGTGCTGACGGACACAATGGCAGAAGCGCACATGTGGGCAGTGGACAAACCGCTGAACCCGTCGCTGGCGCGCGACATTATCGAGGGCATCCGCGCCAAAATGCGCAGCCTGGTCAGTCAGGGGTATCTCATTGGTGGTGATTGCTGGCTGGATGAGTCGGTGAACGACAAAGACACTCTGAAAGCCGGAAAACTCACCATCGACTACGACTACACGCCAGTGCCGCCACTTGAAAACCTGATGTTGCGTCAGCGCATCACCGATCAGTACCTGGTGAATTTCGCCAGCCAGGTCAGCGCGTAAGGGGACAACATGGCTTTACCACGCAAATTAAAACACCTGAACCTGTTTAACGACGGGAACAACTGGCAGGGGATCGTTGAGTCGCTGACGCTGCCGAAATTCACCCGCAAATATGAGAAGTATCGCGGCGGCGGAATGCCGGGGGCAGTGGATGTGGATCTGGGGCTTGATGACAGTGCGCTGGACACAGAATTTTCCATTGGTGGTACTGAACTGCTGCTGTTTAAGCAGATAGGCAAAGCCACGGTGGATGGCATCCAGTTGCGCTTTACCGGCTCTATCCAGCGTGACGATACCGGGGAAGTGCAGGCCGTGGAGCTTGTGGTGCGTGGACGTCACAAAGAAGTGGATTCCGGTGAGTGGAAGACGGGCGAAAGCAACACCACCAAAGTGACCAGTACCAACAGCTACGCGAAGCTGACCATCAATGGTGAGGTGCTCTATGAAGTGGACCTTATCAACATGGTGGAAATTGTGGACGGTGTGGACCTGATGGAAGCGCACCGCAACGCTCTCGGCCTCTGATGTATCTGAACGGCGCGGAATGCCGCGCCAGAACCCAATTTACAGGACAACAAAATGAGCGATAAGCAGACTGAAAAGACCATTCAACTGGATACCCCTATCAAGCGCGGTAAAACAGAAATTACCGAAATTGTGCTGCGTAAACCGCAGTCCGGTGCGCTGCGCGGTACACGCCTGCAGGCCATTATGGATATGGATGTGAACGCGATGATGACCGTGATCCCCCGCATCTCCAGTCCGGCACTGACTGCACAGGAAATTGCAGAGATGGACCCGGCAGATCTCACTGCCATGTCGGTTGAGGTTGTCACTTTTTTGTTGAAGAAGTCGGTGCTTGCCGGTTTACCGACAGCCTGACGGTTGACGATCTGGTGGCTGATATCGCCACCATCTTTCACTGGCCGCCATCCGTTACTGACGTTATGGCGCTGACCGAAGTGCTGGAATGGCGGTATAAAGCGATTCAGAGAAGCGGGGCCAACGATGAGTGATAATAACCTGCGCCTGCAGGTCATTCTTAATGCGGTTGACAAACTCACCCGCCCATTCCGTGCTGCACAGGCCAGTTCGAAAGAGCTGGCTGGCGCAATTCAGAATACCCGAAACAGCCTCAAAGAACTGAATAAGCAGGCTGGCAGAATTGATGAATTTCGCAAGACGCGCTCGCAACTAGCCATAACAGCCAACAACCTGAACGCAGCCCGCGAAGAGGCGGCAAAACTCGCCACACAATTTGCTGCCACTAACAGGCCAACCGCCGCGCAGGCAAAGTTATTCAGTCAGGCCAAAACACGAGTACAGGAACTTCAGCAGACCTATAACGGCTTGTTGGGGGCGGTCCAAAGACAACGTCAGGCACTTAAAGAATCAGGGATTGATACCAGACAACTCAGTAGTGCCCAGCGAGAACTTAAGAAAAATGCTGAAGAAACAAGGCAGGCACTGGAGGGTCAGCAAAAAGCACTTAAACGTCTGGGTGAACAACAGGCACGGATGAACGCTGCCAGAGAACAATACTCAAGACGGCTTGAAGTGCGCGATCGCATCGCAGGAGCCGGAGCCACTACCACGGCTGCAGGGCTGGCAATGGGTGCGCCAGTGATGGCGGCAGTAAAAAGCTATACCAGCATGGAAGATGCCATGAAAGGTGTGGCAAAGCAGGTCAATGGTCTGCGTGACGATAATGGCAACCGCACTGTACGTTTTTATGAAATGCAGGATGCCATCAAGGCTGCCAGCGAACAGTTGCCGATGGAAAACGGTGCGGTGGACTTCGCTGCACTGGTTGAAGGTGGTGCGCGCATGAACGTCGCAAACCCTGACGACAGCTGGGAAGACCAGAAACGTGACCTGCTGGCCTTCGCCAGTACGGCAGCAAAGGCGGCAACAGCCTTTGAGCTGCCAGCGGATGAACTGTCAGAAAGTCTGGGGAAAATCGCCCAGCTCTACAAAATACCTACCCGCAATATTGAACAGCTCGGCGATGCACTGAACTATCTGGATGATAACGCCATGTCGAAAGGGGCGGACATCATTGATGTGATGCAACGTCTGGGCGGTGTGGCTGACCGTCTGGATTATCGTAAAGCGGCGGCACTGGGTTCCACCTTTCTGACACTGGGCGCTGCGCCGGAGGTTGCAGCCAGTGCAGCAAACGCGATGGTGCGTGAATTGTCCATTGCCACCATGCAAAGCAAGAGTTTCTTTGAAGGGATGAATCTGCTGAAACTCAATCCTGAAGTGATTGAAAAGCAGATGACGAAGGATGCGATGGGAACTATCCAGCGTGTGCTGGAGAAGGTGAACGCACTGCCGCAGGACAAGCGTCTGTCTGCCATGACCATGTTGTTTGGTAAAGAGTTTGGTGATGACGCGGCGAAACTGGCAAACAACCTTCCGGAACTGCAGCGCCAGCTAAAACTGACAGCGGGCAATGATGCGCTCGCTTCCATGCAGAAAGAATCCGACATTAACAAGGACTCACTTTCTGCGCAGTGGTTGCTGATCAAAACCGGAGCGCAGAACACCTTCAGCAGCCTGGGCGAGACGCTGCGCCAGCCGCTGATGGATATTCTGTACACGGTGAAAAGCATCACGGGGGCGTTGCGCCGCTGGGTGGAAGCTAACCCGGGACTGACAGGCACACTGATGAAAGTAGCCGCTGTGGTGGCTGCGGTTACCGTAGGCCTCGGCACCTTAGCGGTAGCGCTGGCTGCAGTGCTGGGGCCGCTGGCAGTGATCCGTCTGGGATTCTCTGTGCTGGGTATCAAAACGTTACCTTCCGTTACGGCAGCAGTAACTCGAACCAGCAGCGCGTTGTCCTGGCTGGCTGGCGCACCACTGGCACAGCTGCGACGCGGGCTTGCTTCATCGGGCAACGCCGCGGGTTTACTTACTGCGCCGTTGTCGTCTTTGCGCCGCACGGCATCACTGACGGGAAATGTCCTGAAAACTGTAGCAGGTGCGCCGGTTGCACTGTTGCGGTCTGGATTATCCGGTTTACGTGCGGTTGCTGTGATGTTTATGAATCCACTGGCAGCACTACGCGGTGGACTGACCGCCGCAGGCGCGGTGCTGCGAGTACTGGCATCTGGTCCACTGGCGATGTTGCGCGTTGCCCTGTATGCCGTATCTGGTCTGTTAGGTGCTCTGCTTAGTCCAATAGGTCTTGTGGTTACAGCACTGGCGGGTGTGGCACTGGTTGTCTGGAAATACTGGCAACCCATCACCGCATTTCTCGGTGGCGTGGTGGAAGGATTCAAAGCAGCGGCTGGTCCCGTCAGTGCCGCATTCGAACCACTTAAGCCTGTGTTCCAGTGGATTGGCGACAAAGTGCAGGCGTTGTGGGGCTGGTTTACTGATCTGCTGACGCCCGTTAAGTCGACCTCTGCTGAACTGCAGAGCGCAGCGGCAATGGGGCAACGATTCGGGGAGGCACTGGCGGAAGGACTGAATATGGTCATGCATCCGCTGGACTCCCTGAAATCCGGCGTATCCTGGTTGCTGGAAAAACTCGGCATTGTCAGTAAAGAGGCCGCAAAGGCAAAACTGCCGGAACGCGTGACGCGTCAGCAACCTGCGACGGTGAATGCAGACGGCAAAGTGATGATGCCATCGGGTGGTTTTCCGTCATGGGGATATGGCTTTGCGGGGATGTATGACAGCGGCGGCTATATCCCGCGCGGGCAGTTTGGCATCGTCGGTGAAAACGGGCCGGAAATTGTTAACGGCCCGGCAAATGTGACCAGCCGGAAAAATACCGCTGCACTGGCTGCTGTTGTTGCCGGAATGATGGGCGTTGCTGCCGCGCCTGCAGAGCTTCCACCGTTACATCCTTTGGCACTTCCCGCGAAAGGCGGCGAAGCGATGGTGAGTCGTGCAGCCACTGTGCCGCCCGTTCAACGGATTGAGGCACCGACGCAGATCATCATTCAGACGCAGCCAGGACAAAGTGCGCAGGATATTGCGCGGGAGGTGGCCCGTCAGCTTGATGAACGTGAACGCAGGCTGAAGGCAAAAGCCAGGAGTAACTACAGCGATCAGGGGGGATACGACGCATGATGATGGTGCTGGGATTGTACGTGTTTATGCTGCGCACCGTGCCGTATCAGGAGCTGCAGTATCAACGCAGCTGGCGACATGCGGCAAACAGCAGGGTAAACCGTCGTCCGTCCACGCAGTTTCTGGGACCGGAAAACGACATGCTGACGCTTTCCGGTGTTCTTATGCCGGAGATAACAGGCGGCAGGCTGTCGTTACTGGCACTGGAGCAGATGGCAGAACAGGGGAAAGCATGGCCCCTGATTGAAGGAAGCGGCACGATTTACGGCATGTATGTGATTGAGGGACTGAATCAGACTAAAACGGAGTTTTTCCGCGACGGTATGCCGCGCCGGATTGAGTTCACCCTGTCGCTAAAACGGGTGGATGAATCCCTGTCCGATATGTTCGGTGATCTCAGTACTCAACTGAATAATCTGCAGGACACGGCAACGTCTGCTTTAAGCGATATCAGTAAAACGGTTGGAGGGCTGCTGTCGTGAATTTCAGCTCTGAACTGCTTAACAAAAGCAACAAAACTCCGGCATTCAGCATCAGTATTGCAGGCAAGGATATCACCACTGTGCTGGACAACCGCCTGATGGGGCTTACGCTGACGGATAACCGGGGCTTTGAAGCGGACCAGCTTGATCTGGAGCTGGACGACGCTGACGGAAAAATCGTGCTGCCGCGCCGTGGTGCGGTCATTACGCTGGCGCTGGGCTGGAAGGGGCAGCCGCTTTTCCCGAAAGGGGCATTCACGGTGGACGAGATTGAACACACTGGCGCACCGGACCGCCTGACTATCCGGGCGCGAAGTGCTGATTTTCGGGAAACCCTGAATACCCGCCGTGAAAAATCGTGGCATAACACCACCATCGGGGAAGTGGTTAAGGAAATAGCCGCGCGTCACAAGCTGAAGATGGCACTGGGTAAAGACCTGTCGGATAAGCCCGTGGAGCATATAGACCAGACTAATGAGAGTGACGGCAGTTTTCTGATGCGGCTGGCGCGACAGTACGGTGCCATCGCGTCGGTGAAAAATGGCAATCTGTTATTCATCCGGCAGGGGCAGGGCAAAAGCGCCACTGGTAAACCACTGCCAGTGATCACTATCACACGCAAGGACGGCGACAGTCACCGCTTTACCCTGGCAGATCGCGGAGCCTACACGGGCGTCATTGCCAGCTGGTTGCATACCCGCGAACCTGCGAAGAAAGAAAGCACCACGGTGAAGCGTAAGCGCAGAACTAAGAAGCAGAAGAAAGAGCCGGAAGTGAAGCAGGGTGATTACCTGGTGGGTACGGATGAAAACGTGCTGGTACTCAATCGCACCTATGCCAATCGGAGTAACGCCGAACGGGCAGCGAAAATGCAGTGGGAACGCCTGCAACGTGGCGTTGCGTCATTCTCGCTACAACTGGCGGAAGGGCGGGCAGATCTCTACACGGAAATGCCTGTGAAGGTCAGTGGTTTTAAACAGCCGATAGATGATGCGGAATGGACCATTACGACTCTGACACATACCGTCAGCCCGGATAACGGTTTTACGACCAGTCTGGAGCTTGAAGTGAGGATTGATGATTTCGAAATGGAATGATTCTTCGCAATGGAGAACTTTTAAGTTTGCAAAATGGAATAATACGGTATCATTGTTGTGAATTTAGCAAAAATGGGGAGAACTCGAAAAATGATGATTTGCCCACTGTGTGGAAGTGCCGCCCATACTCGCAGCAGTTTTCAGGTATCTTCATTGACCAAAGAGCGTTATAACCAGTGCCAGAACATTAACTGCAGCCATACTTTTGTTACCCATGAAACTTTTGTTCGTTCGATTGCAACACCAAAAGAGTCTAATCCAGTTCAGCCGCATCCAATGAAATCAGGACAGGTGGCGCTCTCTCTTTGACGCTGCCGCCATTTTGTCGCCATCGTTAAAAAACAGTGCTTCTAACATCATGATTTTAAACATCTTAAATTTCAGGCAACAAAAAACCCATCAACCTTGAACCGAAATGGCGGGGTTGATGGGCTCCACAAAATGGGGACATCAAAGAAAAGCAGTGGCACTAATTAAGACTGATGCCCTGCGGAAAAGTTCTGCGGTTGTGCAAAAAAATTTCATTTTCAGGGCAACTTCAGTTTTATCCTAATCCTGGCCATACCATGACGATGATTGTCCCTGCCAGCGTCAGCAGGACGTTGGCGATTGCATAGGTGCCCGCATAGCCCAGCGCCGGGATGTTACTGCGAGCTGTATCACTGATGATCTCCATTGCCGGCGCGCAGGTGCGTGCGCCCATCATTGCGCCGAACAACAGTGCGCGGTTCATTCGCAATACATAAGCACCGAACAAGAAACAGATAACCACTGGCACAAGACTGACAATCAATCCGGCAATCAACATCTGACCGCCAATCGCGCCTAGGCCGTTATTAATACCGCTACCGGCGCTCAGACCAACGCCTGCCATAAACACCATTAAGCCGAACTCTTTCACCATGCTTAATGCACCCTGCGGAATGTAACCGAAGGTCGGGTGGTTAGCGCGCATAAATCCCAGCATAATTCCGGCGAATAACAACCCGGCAGCGTTCCCCATGCCGAAACTGAATGTGCTGAACTGGAAGGTGATCATCCCGATCATCAGCCCAATAACAAAGAAGGCGCAGAATGCCAGCAAGTCAGTGACCTGGCTGTGAATCGAGATAAAGCCGATGCGATCGGCGATGGTTTTTACGCGACGGGCATCGCCGCTGACTTGTAAAACGTCACCTTTGTTAAGCACGACGTTGTCATCTATCGGCATCTCAATCTGGCTACGAATGACGCGGTTAAGGAAGCAACCGTGATCGGTCAACTTCAGTTGTGCGAGACGTTTGCCCACGGCGTTATGGTTTTTAACGACCACTTCTTCAGTGACGATACGCATGTCGAGAAGGTCACGATCGAAAACTTCTTTGCCGTTACGGAAGCTGGGATCGAGTCGTGCGTGGGCGTCGGGATAGCCTACCAACGCTATTTCATCGCCCATTTGTAGCACAGCATCACCGTCTGGATTCGCCAGAATCCCGTTACGTCGAATACGTTCAATGTAGCAGCCAGTTTGTCGATAAATACCCAGTTCACGCAGATTTTTGCCGTCGGTCCAGGCCACCAGCTCCGGGCCGACGCGGTAGGCGCGGATCACCGGTAAATAAACCTTACGGTTGGCATCAGTGTCCAGGCCACGTTCGCGGGCGATTTGCTGGGCGCTGGTCTGTAAGTCCTGATGCTGCAATTTCGGCAAGTAACGCGCACCAACAATCAAACTCACCAGACCGATTAAATAGGTTAAGGCATACCCGAGGCTCAGATTATCCAGTGCCAGTGAGAGCTGCCTGCTTTCCATGCCGGAATGACGCAGTGTATCGCCAGCACCGACCAGAACCGGTGTCGACGTCATAGAGCCAGCTAACATACCGGCCGTCAGGCCAATATCCCAGCCAAACAGCTTACCTAACCCTAAGGCGATCACCAGCGCACTGCCAACCATCACCAGTGCTAACATTAGGTAATTTTTCCCATCGCGAAAAAAAATGGAAAAAAAGTTCGGTCCGGCTTCGACCCCGACGCAGAAAATAAACAGCATAAAGCCAAGATTAAGCGCGTCGGTGTTAATGCTGAAATGTTGTTGGCCTAATAACAGCGATACGACTAAAACGCCAATGGAATTACCCAGTTGGATCGAACCAAGTCGTAATTTCCCGAGACATAGCCCAAGCGCGAGGACCACAAATAATAACAGAATGTAATTCCCATTTAACAATTCGGCGACGTTTATATTCACGGAGGCTAACTTCTTGTTTACTAGTAAGCTGTTGAAAGAAATGGTAATTTACGATAATGTTTTTTACCAGAATTCAGGGCGCAGATTCATTCAGCGCACCTAAAAGATAGTAAAGTAACAATATATTTTACTAGTGTAATCACATTAGGTATCAACGGCTATATGAATTGCGTTGGCCTATATTAGCATGGAATGCGAAGCGGCTTTATCTTACTGAACGCCACACTGGCGAAAAATGTGTTCGATAGACGCAGTGTCAGGAGGAACGAGTGAAACATAAACAACGTTGGGCGGGGGCAATCTGCTGTTTTGTCCTCTTCATTGTGGTGTGTCTTTTTCTGGCGACGCACATGAAAGGCGCTTTTCGGGCTGCCGGGCATCCTGAAATCGGTTTGCTATTTTTCATTCTTCCTGGTGCAGTTGCCAGCTTCTTTTCACATCGTAGAGAAGTCCTGAAACCTCTGTTTGGCGCAATGCTGGCGGCACCCTGTTCGATGCTCATTATGCGGCTGTTTTTTTCACCGACGCGCTCATTCTGGCAAGAGCTGGCATGGTTATTAAGTGCGGTGTTCTGGTGTGCGCTGGGGGCATTGTGTTTCTTATTTATCAGTAGTTTGTTTAAACCACAGCACAGAAAAAATCAATAAAGCCCTCAACGCGAGGGCTTGTCAGACGATCAGGCGTCCAGATTCTCTTTCGCCCATGCAGCAAAATCGGTATAGCCGCCGATATGTTGCTGATCGACAAAAATCTGCGGCACGGTTTCTACGGGTTTACCTGCCTTTTGTTGTAGATCTTCTTTAGTGATCCCTTCCGCACGAATATCTACATACTGATACTGGAAATCATCGCGTTCATTGCTCAATTTCTCAGCCAGATCTTTTGCACGCACACAGTAAGGGCAACCCGGACGACCAAAAATAACGGTTTGCAT